CCGGCAGGTATCGAGAAAGGATACTCGCCAGTTGAAGACTTTTCGCCTGAACCAGAAGCCGAAGTGTATCGGTAAAGCGCGGTGGTTGCCTTGCGGAATACGGAAGATCATTTCTTACCGGACAGGGTGAAAAAACCAATAAGTCCGCCGATAATAAGGCTACAGCCTACGACAATCATCGGTATGGCCCCGGTCGTTCGGGCCGGTATGGTGGATTCGTTTTTATCCCAGCCCCATGCCGCTAAAGCAATGCCGGCAGCAAACGCAAGCACACTCCAAAAAATCGGATTCTTTGATTCATTTGACATAAATAAATTGTTTAATTTTGATGTAGCTTATCTGCCATTTTCGAGTAGATGTAGTAAAGATGCCGTTCAGTAATGCTGTGCGGCATCGGCGTTTTATTTTCGAAATGATATCAATATCTTCGTCCCCACGCCCGCATACCACGTATTCCCAACGGTTGCGCCGGTTACCTCGTATATCTTATTACCGCGTGTTCTTAAGCTGACGTTCACCTGCCCGCCTGCCAGCGGGTTGATCTGATTTCCGAATAGGCCAATACCGGCATATACCTGGTTGCGTTGCTTCGCATTTACCTTTGCATGCAGTTGCGCCATGCAGTCTTCCAGTTGGCTCGCAAACTTTTGGTTAAAATCCTTCTGTGCGTTGATGGTGCTGTCGCGCTGTGATATCTCGTATAGCATCAATTCATTAAGTTGGGAGATGGTTGTATCGCGCTGGGCAAGCTCACCCTCCTGCTGTTTTACTTTGACGACAAGGCTATCGCAGCCTTCTTTGTAATCAGGATGTACTTTCACCCACGTGTCATCAGCCGGCTTGCTACGCGCCCTTTCGATCCTTGCAACGAGGCGGTTGATGGTGGCTTGTGAAGCAGTGACTTTGGCATTCGATTTGTTGAGCTGCTGTTGTACTTCTCCGCGTATTTTGGCTGCGCTGTCCGCCTGCCGATCTCTTCTGTTGAGCATTTGCCGGTAATAATTTGCTGTGTCCTTAACCCTGGTAGCCAGCGCGTCATACTGCGCTTTCGAAACGCCATTTTCGTTGTGTGCCTTATTGCACAGCATCAGCAGTGCGATCATGCAGCAAGCGATGACGAATAAAATAGGCCATGCGTTTTTCATAATCAATGAAATGATTCAACCCCGACCTACGGAGTCAGGGTTGAATAGTTTAGAGATTTGCGCCGGGCGTTTCGCCGCCTGTACCTGTTTCGTTCTGGGCCGGTGTATTGGCAGCTACGGCCGCAGCCAGTGCATTTGTGTTAGCGTCGAGTTCATCACTCAACTGCTTCAGCGCTGCCGGGTCAGTAGCCGCATCGTCAAGCCTTTGTTTCAATCCCTGCAGCAGTGTAATAGCTGACTGCATTACCGTGTTGTTTTCCGCAACTTCCTGTTGCAATGTTTGAAGTTCTTGTCCCATTGTACTTAATTTTTGATTAATAGATTTGATTTCAGTAAACAGTTTGTCATCACCATGGTGGTGTATATGAATCTCGCCGCTGTGATGAAGATGTATGTGTAGTTGCATTACTTTTTGTTTTCCTTGTTTTGTAGCGCCACCAGGATATCAGTTAGCTTTCCGTTCATTGATTCGTACTTCGCATTGATCTGTTGATTCAGGTCTTTTATCTGTAATCCCTGGTCACGCGAGGCCGTTTCCAGAAACTCAATACGGAGCCGCTGCGTCTCAATCTTGTTCGACTGATTCACAATTAAAGTCACCACAGTAATTAATATTCCGATCGCCGCCATGATTGCATGACCTAGTTTAAGCGTTTTTTCCATCTTCGAAAACAGATTAATAATGCTGCCAGAATCATTAGTAATCCCTCTAGCGTCACCAGTACTTCCCATTGTTTGAAGCATAACCAATAATGAATTATATCAAGAATGCTAATAATAAGCACTACAGATAAGGCCAAACGGTAGGAGGGTGTCTTCTGCCTGATTAGTACTAAGGATAGGATAATGAGCGTTGTCGATAACATATTGCCGGTGTCGAATATATACCATTGCTCATCCTGTGTATATATGGTTCCGTCCGGCTTCCTTACATCTATCATGAACCAGTTAACCTGATGTGGTTTTGCATTGTTCCAGAACCGGTGAATCAGACAAACCGGCCATGATAGAAAGAGCAGTAAGGTACTAACCCCTGCCCTTGTTCGGGGGTGGCGCGCTTCCGCCGGTGTCATCTCCATTTTCGAAATCGTTGGTGTCAGGTATTTCAATTTCATCGCCGACTTTAATCCCCTGTTCTTTTAACTCGGGATTATTGTCGAGGTCTTCCTGCGTAACTTTTCTCTTTTCCATGGTATGTTGATTTAATTAATAACACTTCAATTCTTATACCTTCGGGTCGACTGGTGGATTGTTAACATCTACTTTATTCTGGTCAGCAGCCGTTAAGTTTGACACATAATTATCTTCTGTATCAACCAGCATCATGCCGATGAATTTAATGATCGCTACCAATCCGGTATTGATGTACAGATTCAATTGGAGGGCCATTGTACTACTATGCGTAACTCCCTGAATAATTGCTGTAGAGGCAGGTATCAGTACAAGTAATAATCCGCGCTCCAAAGATCGCCACCATCTTGGCGCCGGCCTGCTTGCACCTTGAGAACTTATAATTGTTGCCATATAGTTGATTTAGTTTTTACCGCGCTCTCCAATTGCGAAGCAGTTCCTCTACTCTCAATAATACTTCTGATACACGAAAGAGGATTTGGTTTGTCTCAATGAGCACCTTATTTACCTCGGCCTCGCGTTTGTCGTGTCGTTTCACCAGCCAGACAATGACGCCGGATAAGGTAGTAATGGCTCCAATCAATATTGCCGTTGTCTCGTTCATTGCTAATATTTTCTAATCAATCTCCATGTCACCCCGGCATCGACGTAGAAGTCATACGTCTTCCCCCAGTCCAGCTGCGTAAAGGTTGAACCGGTAGAATTATCGGTTATCGCAGAAGCCAAACTAAAATGATTGCTTCCGGCGCTGAACTTCATGATCACTGTCAATGTCTGACCCTGCTGCGAAGGTGTTGGCATGGTGAACGTTCTATTGGTGGTAAGGTTGTCGGTTACTTCCACGATTGCGATAGCAGCAGGCACGGTATGATTTGCGTCGGTGGTAACACCATCTACATTGTAAGTGATAGCGCCGTACAAATTAATATTGCTCGCGGAATAAACCGTAAAGCCTCCGAGCTTCGAACCTGAAGCGCCGAGTAACAGTGAACTGGTACCGCCGCCATTCACGGTTGTGGTTCCGGAAAGCGTACCACTACCGCCGTAGATACCATTACCGTCACCGCCTGATGGTACGGCTGCTTTTTTTACTTCCTTTGTCACCGGGTCTATCCACAGCATGTTAGCCGGGCTTCCGGCGCTGTCAACCGTTTGCAAAGAGACTTTGCCGGCGCTTGATATACGCATCTGCTCGGTGTTATTGGTTCCGATAATCAACGGGGTGTTATTAAGCGTGCCCAGTAGTAAGCCCCCACCTGATCCTCCACCGTGATACAACATTGTTTTATCTGCACAGGACACGCCAAAAAAAGATGAACCGAACGACTGGCCACCGGTAAGAAACCCGCCATGAGCAGCCAGGCTACCCCGGTCGTTATCGATCAGCATGCTGGCATTTCCGGTTGAGCTTGCGTTTTGCAGGTAAATGGATGTGCGACCAAAAGCGCTATTCCCTAACACCTTAAATTGATCACTCGCAGTACCATTCACTTCAACTTCACCAGTTGTGTTTAATTTAAACTGATTTGCTATGCCACCTGTCTCAAACGTGATCGGCCTATGTGAACCAGTACCTTCTATCTCACTCGAAATCTTATACTTTGTTCCTACAGCGGCAAAGGTCAATCTTTCGGTATTCGCATTTCCGGTTATAGGGAAACCAGTTCCAAGTGACGTATTATACATGTTGAATGCACTCATAATTGGAGATAACACGGCGTCACCGGTCCCTGAGGGCGCTAACGACATAATTTGCGTGCCGTTAGTTACAGTAGGCTGTACTCTTAATATGGAGCTATTTGTTAGACCAGAAAGGTTATAGAGATAGTTTGATGCTCCACCGGCAGTGCCACCGAAAATAAATGAGCTATTAGCCTTGATTTCATTTGTGAATGTCCTCACATTAGGATCTACTCTACTCCCTGATAATCTGGTGTAAATCGAGTCTCCGCCGTACTTGTTGAACAGGGCATTCCCGCCTCCCACTTCTGCCTGGCCAAGTGCATAAGAAGCGATACTACCCCTGCCGAGAGAACCGCTGTCATTAATAACATACTGTCTGTCCAGCCACGCCGGGGCGCCCGTTGTGGAACCATTGAAAAGCTCTCCTGCTAATGTGTGAATGTTGAAATAGGTGGTCCCGGATGGAATCAGTCCAAATAAGTTATGATTTGGAACGTAAATTGAATTTTGTGACCACATGGCTGTTATCATGCCGGCTTCAACTGGTGTAATACAATTAGCAAACGTATGAGCGAAGACAGACGCATGCGCTGTTGCATGATCTATTGTAACTCCTTCCGCATATATGAATCCGTATTTGAATGCATAAGTGGAGACGTTTTTTACGCTGTTATAAATCTCTGAACTTATTTTCCCTATGATCACCCCTGCCACATCGTATATTGGTTGTGGCTGTCTTTTAATCGAACCACTAACACCGATGTATAGATTTTCCAGGCGCATGCTACCGCAGAACAGGCCATTAATTCCTCCTACAGAAGGACCGCCTGCCTTGTTATTCCTGGCGACCATGATGGTCAGATTTTTAAACGAGACGGAATTATAATTGAAATCACCGAAGGAACCACCGTTTGATCTGGTACCAAAAACAGATGGCAGGGTACCTGAGCCATTAATAATCGAATAGAGAATACTACCGTAAAATGGGCACACCGAATCGCCAAAAGTTGAGGGCGCCGGATTCATATCAGCAGCGCCTTCTATCGAAAACCATTTCCGCTCTAAAAAAGAAGGTGTACCATACACTGACGTTTTCCAAACCAATTGCGCATTCGGATTGGCACCTTCAAAAGAAGTGACCAATGGACCTGCCAAAACATATATACCTGCAGGCACATACACTTTTGCATCCCCTGCTACCGCCGCCGCATCAATAGCGGCCTGTATCATAGGCGTGTTATCTGTCCCGAAAACCAGCGTATCAGCGCTCACCGATCGGGTAGCATTGGCACCCAATGTTACCGTTGAAGAATTCGAATAACCTATTATGGTAGTCACCAGGTCACCACCAGTTACCGCTCCGTCTACGCGTATTGATTTGCCTACGTCCGCTGATGTGAAGCTGCATGATGAGCAGGTGAGTGTAGGCGAACCAGATGTCATCACCCCGTCATAGCGCTCTTTACCGTCCGGTTTGGCACCGTATCGAATTACATTGAATAATTTCGGCATGTCATCTATCTTCCGTTTGTCAACAACAGTCAGCACACCCGCCCGATTCGTTGTATCTGCGGCTGGTATTACCGCATCATTGCCGGTAGAGCTGAGTACAGTAACGCTGGTTGATGTTCGGGTGGTGTCGAGGTTTGTTGCCCCACCACCTGTTCCGATTGCCGCCCTTAATGCGGCCGCAGTATCGCGGAGTTTCGAGATGGATGCTACGTAGCTGATAGTATCAGCTGCCAACAGTAATTTATTGGAATTCGTGGAGATAGTAAGGGTAGCATCGTGATCAATTCGCTTGACCGCTGCGCCAGTCCATAAGGTATCACCAGCACCGGAGGCATTGGCGACGGAGGTGCCTGAGCCGCTGCCTGTACCTCTGATTCGTATAGTATCGCGCCCGACTTTAAACGTGCTATCAGTCAGTTGAACTGCTTTGTTTTCCTTAATCCATTGCGCGCCGGTATATACTTCGAGCGCTGAATCGTTTTCATTGTAGCGAACCGCGCCGGCTCTGTATGGAATATGAGTAGATGTCGCCAGGGGCAACATAGCTACACTGTCCATGGCAAAGCGTTTGTATCTGAACCCGTATCCGCTAATACCAGAATACTTTGCCGCATCTGTTTGTCCATAAGAAGAGATAAAGGCCATTACTGCGATAAAGACTGCCAGATATCTATTCCGGAAAGTCCTCCGCTGTATTGGCCTTTCAGCCCGTAGTGTCATATCGTTGAATATTTTTCAAATGATTCTGTAAAAGTTTGTCGCTACGTTCTTTGGTCTCGATTCAGTTCCCTGGTCTTTTATTCGAGCATCTTCCCAGCGCGCAGAATTCATACCTCCTATTCGATATTCCTGTGATGCGCTGCCGCTGTCCACGGCATTCGGGGTAAAATCACCACCTGCTTCATCTGCTTTTGCGGATGCTCTGTTATAGGGTAATGTAATGTGGTTGTGCGCCTTGTTCTCATCGGCCTGGTATGAACCAGCCAGCCTCGGACCGCCGAGATCAATAGTTCCGTTTGAGCTTGTTGCCCTGATTGACAAGCCGCTGGTGTCAGGCACCCAAAATTTAGTGCTTCCTATGATCCACTTGGTGAGGTTGTCAATATCAGGTGTTGCATCCTGTGTACCAGTTCCTAATTCAGACCCTGGCAATTCGGCTATGTACCAGTTAAACAAACGGGGGTAGTCAGTTTTCAGATACCATCCGCCGGTTTCCGGCAAGGTATTGACAGGCTGTAATCCGTCTGCAAATATTCTGTGCCCCAAACGGCGATAATCCCCATCCCAATGGACGATGCGCAAATAGGAGCCCTTTTTAATAAATGTCACTTCTTCGCCACGACCGACGTAGATAGAGTTCCTCTGTTGCGGGCCATTTATCGTGTTGTTGATTAAACAATATCTGCCTGAGTTTAATTGCAGCGTTACATACCGCTGATTCCCATTGTGTGTATTGATGCCGAATATGGTGCCATTCGGTATCGCATCCAGACTTGATATAGTTATTGTAAGAATCGAGCCGGCGCCAGCGGCATTCACTTCTAACAATTTGTTATAATGGGTACTGCCGAATGCTGTATCACTCGTAAGTTCAAGCACATCTGATGGGTATGGTTTGCCGCTGGTTGTTGAGCTGGTTGAACTGATATTACTGTACTGAACGGTATAACCTTCTTCATTACCGAATTGTGAGCCGTCTATGAATTCGAAGCCGCCGCCAGATATTGTTTGTATATTGATGCCCCATTTCAGGGCTCCATAGCCTTCTTTAAAAACCAAATAATCTTTTCCGTCAAGATCCGGGTTCACATATTGCGTATCTCCTGATACGGGATCATATTCGGGCGCCCCATTACCGCGATCAACAACAAATTGAATATAACCGAACGCAACTTCATTTGAAATAGAAGCATCAATATCACAGACCCCACGTAGTTCATCCAATGTTGTACCGTCAGAGGTAGTCCAAAACTCTACCCGATGCATGACAGGATTGAGATTATCAACAGTAACATTGCGGATAGTATGCGGTGGAGTTAAAACAGTACTTCTGTAGACTTCGGCAAGAGGATCATCCGACTCGCGAACTACCATGAGGAAGTCACTTGTCGAAACGATATTGAAGCTAATAAAAATCTTTGCCATTTATTCTACATTTTCAACTGTGATGATGTTGGAACTACCCTGTTCGTTGGTATCGAAAAAGCCCTTGCTGCTTACATTCAGCATCACGTTCAGTTCTTCGTTTGTATCTTCCGTCGCGCTAAACACCTTGCTATTTCTGTTAATCTGCTCTCTGAGTTCTATTCTGTAACTCCTTAATAACCCATTTTGAATGTTGTCACCTTCCTCAATCTTGGCTCCCTCCTGTTTGGTATAGTGCTTGCCATCTATTCGAAGATCACTACACCCAAATACCCAGTTCAACTTATCGATCATCCAATCCGGCAGGCCACCATCTGGACCAAACAATACCAGTTCCCATATACGGTAAGGTTTTGAATCGACCAGGGTCATATCGAGCACCTGGTCTTCGTATAGCGTGTCTTTGCTGGCTGGTGGTTGTAGTCTGATAAACCCATGCACACGTAGAGAGAACTCAACACCCGTTTCGAAGACTACGCCCCCTTTGTATTTGCGATGTTTGTATTGTAAAAGTAACGTATTTTCAAGGTTTTCAGAAACTTCAATCGGTTCCGAAATAAGCCTTTTGTTTGGACCGGTACCTATTTCTGCCAGCAGATAATAAATTCCTTCAGGTAATACATTCAGGGCCTGACTGCTTTCGTAGATAAAGTATTCCGGCTCATATTGGTTCTGCTGCTTTTGCTGCATCGGAGTAGTAAAAAAAAGATTCTCCTTACAATCTATTACCTTAATATTAACAGCACCGGCATTGTTTATAAACTGGTTAACAATAACGTCTTTTCTAATCCATGGCTGTCTGTAGCCACCGTTCTGCCACCTGTTCTTGCGTTCAGCCAATAGATAGTCATCCATGTGCTTACTGATGTACTGCTGTATTTCGTCTGGATTCACGTCATACCAGGTGATCGGAAGTAAGTAGGAGGTGTAGGTTCTAGCCATTGATCAAAGTTTTTAAATCATTGGATGCGGTACTGATTAACTGAAATGCCTGTTCCTCCAGCGTGTTGGGGGCAATACCGATTTTGAGATTGTACCCGGTGTAGGTATTCCCATTAGGATGCTCGAATGAAAAGCATCGGTTCGGGTTTTCTTCCATGAGCTCTACCAGGCCTTCGTATGATTCCGGTTCGAACTCGAAAAGAATCGGTTTAAGTAACCGAGGAGTATCTGAAATAGTAAAATCGGCGTCTTCATCGTAGATCACTGTCCCTTTAACTGTTTTCAATTCCCGATTCTTGTCGCTGGTTTGGTAAGTAAGTTTCGTTCCTTCGAAACCATAAAAGACGCTGTTAATCCAATTACGATGCTTTTCGAGCAGGCGGGCAGGGGTAAGTTCTTCGATATTAAAAGCGGTATCCGGCGAAAGCAATCCATCCACACTATCATAAGGAACCACTCGCTTCAGGTTATAACTCCCATCATCATTTTGACTTGACAGATCAATATTGATAATAAATACATCATTGTCGCTGCTGCTGTCTGTAGTGATTTTACCTTCTAAGTTAATGCGCGTAAGCTCAATGCCAAAAGGATCGGCACGATATACGCTGACCAAATCGAGCAGTTTGCTTACGCGCTGGACTACCGATGATCTTTCCTGCGTGGTATTGAATTCCTGTTTACCATTTACATCATCATAAGTCTGATTCGGCCAGCCAATTTTAACGCTGTTGACTAGTAATTCAGTGGCGTATTTCCATTTGAAATTGCGAACCTTTCCGAGTGCAATAGGGTCACTTTCATCAAAGAAGTGCTCTTTTGACTCGAAAACGACCTTATTGTTTTCAATCCCAATGCCGGCATTCAGGGCAACGTTGTAGCTAGTGAAAAAATCGTTGAGATTGGTTTTAACAACTACATTCCCTGGGAGCGATCTTATTGCATCCCCACTCGTCACTACAAGATTCGGATGGGCTTCCAGTAGTGTGCTTAGTGCATTCGATTCATCACCAGTGATGTTTCCAATTAATCTTTTATAAAGTGTAAAAGGCTTGATAGCTCTTATAGTAGAATCGATGAACCGGGAAAAGAAATTAAAATCCGATAGTGATTCATCGGCATCAATACTTACGTTATAATTGGTAGATCCTACGCCTTGAACATATGAAATTAAAAAAAGCTTGTCTCCAGCCATAAGGTTTAAATTGACCGTTTCTTCAATATTGAATGGCTGATTAAATATATTGTCAGTAGTAGACTGATCTAAAAATGTGTGTACAATGGTGCCCGTCTGATCGTATACTATGATTTTGTATACCCCAGTGCCAGTACCCGATGATTTTTTCAAATGTCCTGCAAATCTAAAAGTTGCAGATAACGATACGTTTGAAGTCGCTTGTAAAAAGAACCGTTCATCAGTAGTAAAATCTGCCGATGTGGCATCTTCTTTAAATACATCAAACGTTGCAATGCCAATAATTTGTCCGGTAGCATCCGCACGTGAAAAGTTCATGAACCACTTGCGGGTGGTAGTAATTCCCGTATTTACATCATAAGAGGTAGGATCGCCATCAATATCCGCAACATGTATGTATCTAAACTCATAGCGTATATTGATACCATCCATCTTTATAGTTATCGCTTCCGGGTCATTAACCGGAATTTCATAATTTGTTGCTTCGTTGGCTTTCAGTTGTTTTGACAGGCCACCTTCCATGATGTTGATGGTGGTCTTATTTTCCTCCGACTGTATTGTGGTCAGGTCAAGTTCCCCCCTGTAAAATTTGTCATAGAAGAAGTAATAATTAGCCGGATCAATTTGCAAGGTCTGCTTTTGGATAAGCAGGAATAGCCGTTCGTCGAAGTTTTTGTTAAGCCCAATATAATCCAGGATATCCTTACCATCCAGTACGAACCCCAAGGGCAGTGAGAAATTCCGATTGATACCGAACTTAGTAAGATTCCTTTCCCAGCCGATATTAATATCCTGCCAGCCGTCAGGTGTGTAAGCAAGTGGCTTGTAATTAGATTTAAAAACAATAAGTCCGTTTTCCTTCTGGGCTGTTTTGCCCATGGAATCGAGTAAGTAATACAACCATTCTTTGCCTTCTACTGCCATTTATCCTTGCAAATTATCGTTCAGGTAATGTGTTGAATTGCCGCCGCTTTTCGTGATCATCTTCCATCCGTCACGGGAGCGGTGGATGTGTATTTCTTTCTTGCCTCGTATAGTTTTATCCAGCCTATCCAGTTTACCTCCTAACGTCTTTGTCATCTCCCGGTAATATCTGCCATTATCAAGTAGTGAAGGGCTTTGGGTAAATCCAATTTGATTATGTATAGCTCTTAATGCTTGTTTGGAATCCGGGAATATGATTGAATGTTTCGGTACATTCATCACTGTAGGAACGGATGGCGTTTCAATGAGTTCCCCCTGCGGTGTCACCATCAACTCAGACCGGTGGGCATCACCCACCCATGCAAGACCACCAGGTGCATCATCAGTACCCGTAGCGAACTTCGGTAATGGGGCGGCTATGGCAGTTGCAAGTTGCGCTGCGCCTATTGCGCCTACGGCTATTGCTCTGGCTACAGCGGTATAAGGATCGCCGCTATTAAGTTGGTGAACGACAGCAAGTGCTGTCTCCACTATTATTTTACCAATATTGGCCGCTTTATCGAATTTCGCCTTTTGCAGGTCCAGCTGCCTCTGCCTGCGTTCAAGGGCTTCCTTTTGCGCAGCAGCACGCGCATTGATGATAGCTATTTTATCAGCTTTCTCTTGCTCGGAAATCGCTGATGCGTTTACTACTTCAATATCTTTTTCCTGCTTTTTACCAACAGCTTCAATTTGTTCTTGAATAGCAGCCTTTTGACTGTCAGTCGTAGCAGAAAGAAATCCACTGATCAGTTCTGTGGATTTACTGTAAATGTCATTCACTTGCCCGATACTCTTCTCAAGTTGCGTGAGATATTCTCTATCAGATTTTGCCTTTCTTTTATTATTTTCAAGATTTCTGTTTGCCTCCAGATCAGACAATGATATGCGCAACTCATGAAGCTGTTTCTCCTGATTGACAACATCGAGGCCCGCCGCTTTGCGCGCGGCTAAAATTTTCTCTGCGAATTCAATTTGCGTTTTTAATGCTGCTAATGCATATCTATACTCTATATCTGCGCGTCGTTGCGCATATTTCTCTTCGACTTTTTCCCTGGCAACGCTTCCTTCTGCTGTAGCGTTCACTCTTTGCTCATACCATTTATTAAGTGATTTGAGCTCCTCTTCCTGACCTTCTGACAAATTATTAGACCGGGTGTCCTGTAAATGCTGAAGTTGTTCTATTTGCTTGTTAAATGCCTCCTGTTGATCTCTAATAAATGATTCATTTGCCTCCTTATCCTGCTGTCTTTGCTGTTCAATAAACGATTGTCGAATTGATAGCAAATCTTCACCCAACTGTCGTTCAAGCAAAACCCGTTTCACCGCAAAGTCTCTTTCCACATCTGCCTTCTTTGCATTAAGCTGATTTAGTTGATTGATATCCTTATCTGCTTTGGAGTTTTCATCGGCGATTTGTCCATTTATATTTCCTATTTCTACTGCTCTTTGTGCAGACAAAATCTGCTTCTCAATATCAAACGCCTTTTGCCTTGCTCCTATCCTGGTAATTAAATGCGCTTCCTGCAACTGAGACAGCTTCCTAAAATTATCTGCCTCTGATTTTAGCAATTCATCGTTGAATGTTTTAGAAATCGATGTTATATTTTTTACTACTCCCGATGGATCTCCGCCTAAATTATCAAGCTGAGCTTTTAAATCAGCTATTACCTTTCTTGCGGGATCGGCTTCTTTTTGCAGGGCCTGGAGTTCAGCATCCCGACCTTCATCTATTAGCTTTCTGAACTTTAAAAGATATTGCTGGCGCTTTTGCTCACTTCCGAAGTTTTCTGTTTTAATCGATTCGTATTGGCGCTCTAGTTCAATTTGCCTTAAAACAATTAACTTCTCCTTTTCTGCCAGTATTTCAGTGGCCGCCTGCGCTTTCGCTTTTATCGAGATAGCTTCAACATATTTTTTGACGGCCTCTGTTGCTTTTTCCTGAAGGTCTTTTTCGGTTTTTATCCCATTAAAATATCGGGGGGATATATCGTTTAATTCTTTAATAATTTCCAATTTCCTTCGCTTTGAAGTCGTTTCTTTTACCGCTTCTGCAGCCAATACTTCTACTGCTACTTTTTCCTTAATGAAGCCCTCCACGGCTTTATCACTTATTTCTTTAGATAATTGCTGTTCCTTACTTAGACCCGACAACGCTTTTTTCAGCTTGTCAAAATTTGCAATTAATAGCCCAATGCCAACTATGATTGCACCAATACCCAATGAAATTAACGCTGCCCGGAATCTGGCACCAGCTGTCGCCGAAGTATCAAAAGCAGTTGCAATTTGTTTTTGCGAGAATTCATATAGCTTATTGGCAGCGGTTCCCTTTGTTGTCAATTCGTTTGCAATCCCTCTTACGCCATTGCTGATATTCTCGATTGCAAGCAGCGTCTTAGCAGCTTCAGCGGCATCCTTCTCTGAGGCGCCAAAAGCTACTGCTGCGCCGGCAGCTGTTTGAAAAACGTTTGCCGCAAATGATATGGAAGAAGCAAAAAGATCAAAGGCACGCGTATCAGAGGCTAAAGCTTTGACCTCAGCTCTTGTATCTGCAATTTGGTCAGTTAATTCCGCAAGACGTTTGCGTAAATCATTTGCCACTTCGCTATTACCTAATCCTTGCGTCTCAAGATTAACAAGAGTACGGGTAAAAGTTCTCACTTCCTGGGTAGCATCACCCATTTTACCAGAGAAGTTCAGGAATTGTTTATTGTCTGTAATGCCACGCAAGGCTTCAAACTCACTTTTGGCACGCTCTAAAGCTGCAGGCGTACTGTCGGCTGACTTCTTCAGCCCTTCGAATTTCTGCCTCGCCTTTTCCAATGCATCCACAATGATTTTCGCGCTACCTTGGTAATTACCAACGTTACGCTGAAAACGCCCTGTCGATCCTTCCAGATCTTTTAATTCCTTATCCAGCTTTTGAATATTTTCCAATAGAGCAGTTCCTTTGGCCGCATTTCTTTCCGCTTCGCTTAAGCTGTCATAATCCCGTTGCAGTTGTTTTAACTGAACCTGTTTTTGCTTTATCGACCCTTCAGCGGCCTGATTCAATTGGATTTCTTCTTTAATTTGCTGATTACGCTGCTGCTGCTGCACTTTTAATTCCGCAATCCTTTTTGCTTCCTCAGAATACAGTGAATTCAGTTTCGCCTGCTGCTTCTCAAGTTCAAATTTCTGCTTTGCCAAATCCTTTTCCGCTTGCTCCAGTTCCTTTGTTCCATCAACCACCTGTTTAAATGTCTTTGCGCCGCCGAGCGCTTTATTTGTTTCTACTGCTTTGGCAATCAGCTTTTCAAAACCGGTGATACTTATCCCCAGCTTAGCATTTAGTTCGTCGAACTGAGCCAGCGCCTCTTTTGATATTAACGTCTCTATACGCTCTGTTGCCATTGCTTCCGGTTTTGGAGTGATTCAATCTGACGCTTCAATTTCTTTTCCAGCATAACATACTTATAAACTGTCAGGTGATCCAGGTCGTACGAGGTCTTTTGCATCTCTTCGATATGAATAAGCGTTTCCTCGAAATGCTCACGTGTAGGTGGTTCAGGCTGCGATTTTTTCAATTCGTCCGCCAGCTGCTTTACCATTTGTTGCAGCTGGATATATTTTAGCTTGGATTTGTTAATGATAGTGTTTAGTTGGTTAATGTATGCACCGGGCTCTTTTATCTGTGGCTTAAAGTTGTAACCAAGCTGCCTGAGACTTTCTGCGATGGATTCGCTGTATTGATAGGAGAGAAACGATACACAAATATCTAGTAGTTGTAGGTGACTGCGGAGTTTCCAGATGTCCCGGCTTAGCCTTACCTGCTCTATGGTTTCGATGGTGTCCCCCTTTAGTTCCTGGTATTCGCTCAATAGCAATACCCAGGCTTCTTGCAGCTGCTCGTGAGTTGCTTTGCCGGATATAATCAGTGATTTGAAATCTTCCTCGCAGATACACTGAATAAAAACATGCATGGGCGTCTCACTGCACCGGCGATACAAATTGGCCGGTGATGCCAAGGCTACGCGCGGCTTGCGCTTCCATAAAAACCGCTTCACCAAGTTCGTTCTTGTAGACCACCACGAAACAATTGTTTTTAACAGCATATTGCTTTGCCTCCTTTAATTTGGACTCCCATAATTGCGCCCGTTCTTTTTCATTCAAAAGACAACCATTGCAGCTCATGATCCGAATTTGAAGCCTAGTTTCCTGGTAATGCGTTCCTTCAGGGCTGGAAATAAATACAGAGGAATATATTCTTCACTTTTACTTTCTTTGGATAGACCGAATATTTTTTTGCCGTATTTCTTTTCCAGTTTGGCTGTCTTTTCATTGGCAGAAGATGTTTCAAAAGTCTCCGCATTTACATCAACAAACATATCGTTCCAAAATTCGCCAGTATCACGCAGCGTTACCCACCTGCTCTCTTGTCCTTTTGATTCTTTCAATTCAATGGTATAGTCTGCATAAGATGGAGTAATCTCACTTCCGTCCGCACGTTTGCCAAGCGACATTTGCCCCTGATTGAGTATGATGATTTCACTAGACGTTTCAATAATTGATTCCTTTAGTTCTTCCAGCAAACTGAAGCCTTCAAGTTTTCGTCCAAGTTGATGTAGTGTCAATGATTAACTGATAAGTTTGTGTAAGTAACATCCGCCTGTCCTTTTCCGCATATCGGCTGAATACACCCTGTCTTATGTTCTGTTCAATGAATTCAGCCTGAGTAAACCGGCTCCAATGCAGCACACTGAAGCCGGTATTATCGACTATAACGGTCATTAGCTGGATGCGGATTCAACGATGAACGGCACACCATCCTGATCTTCAAAACCTTCCATGTTGATGGGAGGTGCTTTTAAGACAGACGGGATCGCCAGCTGTATTGTCATCTCTGCACCGTCGAACTCCTGCTGATAATGCAGCGCATTGACAGTGACATTGAATGCTTCATCGGCCGTATTATCGGCTACGGTAGTTACGCTGGATGCATCACCATTGGACTTGTACGCTTTCCATGCCGAGGTCTGCAGCAGATTCGATTTGTACGCGTCGTACAGATTCACGTCACTGATCTTTGTCCGCACTTGTACAGTAGCCACATTGTTGGTCTGATCGATGATGGTTAATACCACTTCCTGTAAACCGACCACATCAAACAGATTGAAGTCCAGGGCCTCTCTCACCTTGATGAAGCCGAGGTTCCCTTTATTCAGATAAACCGGATTGATGATGAACCGCAGTGTGTAAGTTGCTGCATCTGCGCCAGTAGCCGGACGCCACGGGTTTACATAAAAGATATCCACAGGAATACCTCTCAGTATACCACCAGACGTGTATCCATATAGTACGCCATTGCTGTCATAGAACATGAAGTACTTATTGCTGCCGGCGTTCTTACCGATTTCCTGATGCAACTGTACGCCCCCCTTCAGATATCTGAAAGAAAAGTCGTAGAAACCATCCCGGGTGATGTATTTGGCACCGTAGTCCGTGGTGGTGATGCTTACATCTTCCGTATTGTCGGTAACGTTGATGAAATTATGATACGGAAATATGCGCGTGCCGATAGCGGCATGAACTTTCGTAATGAAAAAATCCTGCAGGTCGGCAAGATCGCTCTCCGAAATCTCAAAGTTGGAAGGCACCTGGATGGCGCCGACAAACTTATCGGGTTCAATGAAGCAATCTCCAAAACCTGTATTGCCGTAGCTGGTCGCGCAAAGTGGTTTGTTAATTGTTGCCATTTAATTAATTATTAGCTAGTTAACAAAGTTTGTTTTTGATGTTGATTCTGATATCCCTGAGTTCAATGGCATCGATGTAATCGTTGAAGATGTTCTTATCATTCTGCTGACTCCCGTAGAAGTACATATCGGTTTCCTGATACTTTAATTCATCCTCATAAGTGAATTGATTGTGAACAGCAATCTGGTTGATCAACTCATCCTTAATCGGGTGAAGCACCGGTTTAAAATTGAGCTCAGTACGTTGATCAGATATGTAGTTGGGATCTGTAATGTTCGCCACTAACATTCTGAGACGTGCTGCGCCATAAAAACCCGGCGTATCGTGATCAATGGTTATATCCGTAAACAGAATAACCAATGGAAACTTTTTATGTCCTTCCGTGGGACTGTTCGATAAGGCTTGTAACCGACTACTGATCTCTTTGGGATGACCGTACATATAGTAGATAGGACGATGACCAAAACTTTTTCCGGTCAATGCAGTATTCACTTTCGCAACTACTGCCGCCATCTCATCTACTATGTATACAGGCATGCTCATATACCGAACTCATTTATGCGCCTGAAATATCTGCGCATGCACCAAACATCCAGATCTGCCCACTCCGTGTAATCATCTTTCTTCGCATCGAGATAATCACTGAGCTCACAGATTTGTCTGGACATCTGATTCCATGCGTTTACCATTTTCAAGGCGGGGCTTGTCATAACCGCATTTTCCGTTGTTGATTTGACCTCTCCCATGGCCGCGGTCTGGGTATGCTGATTTTTTGTATGCCAGTAGTAGACATAATTGGCAATCGGGCTTTGCTTATTAGTTCCTGTGCTAGTGTTTAACGCCAGGGTAGCCGACTTGTAGATGTATATATCATTGATTGCAAAAACACCCGATGTGAGTGTTAATGTGCTACCCACAATACTATATTCCGAAGAAAGCAATTGCCCGACCCCTCGCTGTTCGATGGTAAAGTCTTTGCCTACCAGTGCGGCGGGGATAGTCACGTTATTCGTGCCAGCGACAGGATCGTATGCGCCACCACCACCGACTTGTATCGATATGGTATTGACAGCATCCAACGCGTTCAAAACAGAAGGCGGCTGAGACACCAGACCACTCCAAAACCTAACCTGGTTATTTTGATCGGTATACTCAACGCCTTCTATTAAGTCGGTCCATTTCTGTGCTACGGGAACCACTTCCAAACCTGCTTTGAGGGCCTTATGAAGCGAGTACCCCAGCGCTTTGCGGAGAAACTCCTCTTCATATTTCTCTATAAACAGGTCCAGCAGGCTGCCGACAGCAGCTTGTGCAGTATTGGGAATATTCAGTTCACCAACGAAATATGTACGGTCAATTAAAGCCATTAGCTACCAGAATCTATTACTGAGCGAATGCGTGTCAGCTGGTCATATACCAGGGCAGGTTTGCGGCTTGTGCTGATATAGTCGTGGTAACGCACCTCAGCAATTACGCTGAACTGGTTACGCTGGAAGTCGTCATTGTTGTAACCAACTTTCAGTACCATATCCTTGTACACATCCACATTGTACTGGTTGACGTCACCTACAAGGGCATACCCTTCTGCCACTTTGTTGCCTTCGCGCATGATTGACTGCAAGCGCTGAAGGAAAGGTGGAATGAGGTACAAGCGGTCGGTAGCAGACTTCTGCATCTCAACCAAGGCACCTGTAACCGGATTGATACCGATGAAATTGGCGTTGAAATTGTTCTTACCGACCTGCGCGATCATCGCACGGAGCGCATCGTAAAAGTTTGAATCATCCACCTGCCCATTGAGGCCGGTCATGGTATAAGCCTGTGCGGCAGCAATTATGGCTGTATACACATCGTCATCCCATTTGCGGGCAACGGTGTCAGTCAAAAGACGCTTTACGATCGTAGTGAAACCGGGCAAGTCCTGGTCGAACTCCTCGGTGATCACTGACATGGCTGCAGTCTTTTTTGCCTGTGACATTTCCACTTTGAAGCGGGTATTCCACAGCGGCTTGGGTGCGCCTTCCTGTACCTGTGCGGCAGCACCTTCAACGGACGTTTCATTCACCCATGGAAGCAGGGCAAAATTGGTATTGCCACGGTTGACATAGTTGATGATGAAATTCGGGTTGTACATGATACCGAAGAAATTCGTAGCATTTACAGGCCCGGCAACCGGTAAGAATGGACTGTTCGGTGCCGGGGTCATTGGCTGTATGCTATTGCCAATGGAGGTGCTACCGGATGTCTTGAGCGTAATATTGCTCAGCGGAATTTCGATCACACCCGAGCCAGCTTTTTGAATGGCTTTGATTTGTTTGATGGTTTCCTCATCAGAGAGCAAATCTTCCAACGCCTTCGGCTGTGAAGGATTATTACCTTCTTTCAGGGCATTGATGATGTTTCCCTGTTCTTTCAGGGCCTCTTCAACCTTTGAAAGCGATTCGGTAACCTTCGCCAGTTCTTCAGCCTTGAAGGCGTCAAAATCTTTTGAGGTCATCAGGCCTTTTCTTACATCTTCGATCTTGTCGTTGATGCTTTTTTCAGAAGCCGCGAACTGTTCTTTTATTTTCGTCGCCGCCTCTTTGCCAACTTTCTCGGTTAGCTCGGTGAATTGTTGTTCTGTTAACATTGTGAACCTTAGTTATAGGTTAAACAATAATTTTTACTTGCTTTATCGCGAGGTTCAAATCAAATGTTGACGGCTCTTTCTCAGTGCTGTGAGGCGGCTGATCCGTAGTGTCTTGAGTTGAATCCATCTTGCCTAATTGTGTTGTTTCAAGGGTAGGTGTTGCGGAGTTACTACCGAATAAGACTGCGCTTCCTTCCATAATCTTTGCTTCCAGTACAGCCCAAAAGAAGCCTTCTTTTTCAGCCTCATCACCGTTAGCTACCATGGGGAAATACTTATCCCAGTTCTCCTTTTGAACTGGGTATTCATCATCATTTATACATGTAACGAGTTTTACATACTGCATCCCAACTGAATGGTTTTTCACCCGTTTCTTGGCATACTGCTCGTACATATACTCATTTCGATCTTTCTCAACGATGGCATTAAATAACAGTGCTTCGGTGGTGCCGGCGTAATCAAGTCCCAATTCTTTCCACGTTAATGTCTTTGTAGATGCTGCACACTCTTCTGCGATGACGTCCTGAAAAGAACGCCCATGAGCTTCCAGCAGGTAGAAGCCACTTCGCTTGTTATCGGATAGGGACTTCTTCCATAATCCAGGTATATGAACATCCCAGTGACTATCGAACCAGTTCGTGGTATTGATCACCGGGACAACTTTTAATTTGCCATTATCTTCGACAGGCATCAATGGATCGCCTTCTGCCTTGTTAACCAAGTTGCCTTTCTCATCCACAAGCAATGGCGCCGAAAAGAAGCCATCAGTTTCCTTGGTAATACTTTTTTTGGCGTTGAATATCAAAGCCTCGTTTTTCACCAGGTAGTTGAATAACTCCTTGCCCGTTAAATTGCTGGGGATGAAATTTTTCATTTCTTTATAATTTTTTTGTCGGCCACCTGCTTGTCTTTATCGAACATTTTTGCTTCAAGTATTTTTTTATCCACCTTGATTTTCGGTGGTTGCTTCTTGTCCTTGTCCTTCATTGGTATTTTGATTTTGTGTTTCCTGATTTAATTTCTTCCACTCACTGTAATAGATATCACCTCCATCCGGCAGCGGATCTTCGCCGTTTAATTCAAGCCATCTATTGCGAGTGATCAGATCATTCTGCCATTCGATCAGCAACGCATCATTACGAGACTTGCGTGCCTGCGCCGCCTGCACCTGATCTTCCTGTAGGACTTGCACATGCGTGAAATCTTTATCGATGATGATGTTGAATCGTTGTGTGTCGAACAGTTGGTTCCATTGCTCGTACATGCTTTCCGCTTCAGGAATGGTAGCGTCCTGGTAAAGCAACTTTTTGCCCTCATTCAGATTTGAGAAAGTGGTTCCCTTTGCTGAGGACATTAATTGATACGGATAGTTGTAGGCGTCGCAAATAGCCATGGTATTGGCCTCAATTTCCTCAAATAGCATAAGGTCCCTGGTCGGAACGCCCATGCTTTGCCATTTCAATGAAGCGGAAGTAATGATGAATTGCCATTGGTGGTTTTTTAAACCGTACCGGCGGAAGTCCTGTTGTAACTGTTCCTTCGATTCAGGCGTCATTGCAATGGGTCCATAAGTACCCGTTCCCGGGTCCTGACTGAGAATACCTAATGCGCCCCGATAATTAATGAGCACATTACGTGACTCATAGGCACCGATGATGTTATTGATCGGCATAGAGAGAGCAGCAATACGGGATTCTGGTAGAACTAACGTGCAGAAGGAAGGTGTGAAATCTTTCATGATGAAGATTTCAGAAGGCTTCAGCTTAGTTTCAATTCCTTTGTATGTAAGGGTAATGTCGCTGATCATCCCCGATATATCGGACTGATAAAACAGTTTTTTTGTTTCCTCTATGCTGAGCATCGTTGGAGGGATATTCCAAAGACTGGATGCATCAATATTATCTTTGAAACCCGCCGGCTTTATGGGCAGAACTATATTAAATCCGAATAACTGTTGATAGATATACCCTTGCGCTTCGAATTGCTTCCAGGATTGTAATGGGTTCGGTTTATTGATCAGCGCTTTGATCTTGCTTGCTTCAGCACCTGTCGCTTCTTTACCTTTCGCTTTCCCTTGCGTATTCAGCACCCACGTCTTACCATTGATGTACGCCTGTGCTTTTCTATTGATGATGGCATTAACTGGCGGGCATCTTTCATAAGCTCGTTGTGAGTCCGGGTGACCGGAATAGGTGAAGTAAAAAAAAGACTTTCCATGCTGCTCGAAAAACCAGTTGCCGTTTGTGTCAATAGATGGGCGGTAATCGATGGGGGAGACATAGAACGGATCGGGTGGCGTCAACGATTTTAAAGCGGTTCCAAAATCGCCTCGAAGAAGTTCCTTGCCAGCTGTTAATAATCGTTGTGTATTCATATAAAGAAAAAAGGGCCACAACCACCGAAATGGTCATGGCCCTCTTGGGGCGCAATATTTTTTTTGTCAGCGTTGGCCCGCTATGCTCTAAGTCTTTCTGCTCGTGGTTGCTCAACTATTGGGGGCGCTTGCTGTGTATGTGTTATCTCTGCTGTTGTATAAGTCGCACAATGCTTGCACTTGAACCGGGCTTTGCCGTATTCAATCTCACCAATTATCTTGTTACATTTGGAATTACTACAACGAATTGTCCTCACAGTTACGAAATTATAATTTATTTTCAATTCTTCCTGAATTTTCTATATTTTGAGAATTTGGCTCCATATGACCCCTGCTTCGTCGGTCGCAGGTTACTAAGGGCAACTCAATGAAATTGGTGGGAACTTGCGAGGTGACTTCCTTGATATACCGGTAATCCCCTGCTTTCTGCCCATCCAAACCTGACAGCATCTTGTATTTTGAGTGCAGCACCATGCAGGGCAGGCCGATCTTTCCTTCGACGATCACTTTCTTCCGGATGTAATTTTCAGCTGGCTTAGGAACACTATTACGCAGGAATTGACAAATTATAGCGCCGGGCGTCTGCAGATGGACGGCCAGTTCTTCCAGAATGGTCGGTCTCGTCAGTGTATCGTCATCGTCAAGGAACATAAACCAGCCCTCTGTGACCAGCGTTTTCAGGTCATTACTATAGCAGTCGTAAAAATAAGGCAGACTGTTATCGGCATAAACAAAGAGTTTGGTAAGGTCTTGCGGAATATAGTCAAGGGCTGATGCGCGGTCATACCCGACGATGATGCGATAATGTTGATAAGTCTGTTGATGGATTGATTGCAGGCAGCGGGCAAAGAGTTGCGGGCGGTTACTTGTGCGAATGAGGATATTGATCAGCGCGTTCATGGCTTGGTCACAACTAAGGTCTTCCAATCAGGATGCCCTTCTTGTTTGTACGCCCTGTGCGGCATCCTCAGTACTAAGTCCTGTGTTTCCTGGCTGGGCATCCAGACCGAAGGTTGACACCAGTTATCAAGGATAAGGCGACCGCCGCGGTTTAGGTGCCTTACCGCTTCGATCACGCAAGCATCCCTTAGTTCAACCGGCTCGTTGTCCACCACAATAATATCGAAGAAGCCGCTGTGAAAATGGCTGATAATATCGGGTGAGTAGTCGCCACCCATGTGGATGGCGACTGTCGCGTTGTTAGACAGGTTTTCTCTTACGGTATTCGCCCATTCAAGATTATTTTCGATGGCGTAGACCGCGCGACACTTCGCCGCCCACCACAACGTACTTGCGCCGCACCCGTATTCAAATACTACCTTGTCTTTCAAATCCCATGTCACCAGATCATCGAGAAACGATTTGGTATACCACGGTAACACAAGGCCAGTGTCCGGGCATCGGTGTTGCCATTCGTTTATTGAGTTGAGATCAATCATTTCAAAAAGATTGATATTATTCCTGCTATACCTAAACCATAACAGATACCCGCAATGAACCACATGATTACTTCTTTACGAGTATATTGCTCCATATTTGCTTTAATCATCATCAAATTTATAAGGCCCCAAAGATAACCCCCGGAACTGGTTAACGTCAATCTTATTGCTGACGAGTGTTGCACCTGCCCCGCCGCCGTTCTTATTGTAGTTGAGACGGTAGGTGAATTTGGCGAATACAGGTTCAAAACCATAGTTACCGGCGCCTCCAATCTCGGTGTCATGTACACAAATGATCTGAGCTTTGTCCCTCATGCGTTCAATGGCTATCTTGCGATGTTCACCTGGGGCGTGGTCACAAAAGAATAGACCGCATTCTCGGTAAACGCTGGGTAACTCCCAAGACGATGTATAGTTTGACCCGGTCTTTGTCGCCCATTCCTTATTGGATTCCCAGCTTTCGAACGGCCTTTCATTGGCACTACAGTACTTTCGTAAGTAAGGTGTACTACCTTCGCCCGAACCAAACTCAATAACTAGGTCTTTTGTGAGAGCCAGTCCAAGCAGAAGCATGGGTAAATGATTATTCCAGTTGCCGGTGACGCCTTGCAAGAAACCAAACTCATCATTCATATTAATACGAGTTATCTCTATGGCAAAGGGACTCGGTTCGCTATTTATATCCCGCATAACGCCTCCTTAAATTTAAGAATGAACGAATAATCTTCACCCGGCCACAGCTTTTCAAACACTTCAATCTGAGCGTCCCAGTCGCCTCGGGGCATGTGGACGTCAATAATGTCACCAGGTATGTGCTTAAAATCAAATCTGTCCCATCTACCTGTAGGCAGCCCGTGTTTGTTTTGATTACCACGGTCAACGAAGGTGATGCGTTCCATGCCATACTCATGCGCGCGTTGGGTGAGCAGTTGCTGGTCAACGCTCCAGTAATCTTCCCATTTGTCAGAATATGACTTGTCAGGAATTGTAAACTCGCCCATCAGTTCCTGCCATTTAGCTGATGTAGCCTTGACATAACAGATTGGAATTTCTGACCTGCCAGTTAAATCATAACCGTAAGAAACTATCTGCCCGTCTTCCACAGGATGAGTAAAAATATCTTTTGCTATTATCATGTCCGCGTCTGCCGTGATCAATATGTCGGAATCTTCACAACCTTTAACGAACAATCTTTTGAGTTGCGCAAATGTCGAATCCCTTACGTCCTTTACAGATGGGTTACCGAAAATATGTGCGGGACAATATTCCATCAGCTTGAATTGAATTTCTTCCGGCACATTGATGGCATATACTATCGGCCAGTACCCAATCTTTCGCCAGCTATGACATGTGAGAGGGAGTAGCTCAAAGTAGGATGAATTATTATCTGTGCTGAGAATGGCGTATTTCATAATAAATCTTTTCGGATGAATAAAGAATTCCAGTAATTCAGCCCCGCCCCATGCGCCTCCGTCAACTCATGCTGCACCGGCTCGTACCACCTCAATAAGTTCTCCATGCACTTATCGTAATACTGATCGTGTAAGGCGCGGTGGCAGTGGAGGTGAAATTCAACGCTGATTTGTTTGGGAATGGATTGAAAGTTGGGGTCGGATAAAAGAAAGTACTCTGTACCCTCTACATCTAACTTCAGGATGTCGATTGTTTTACCTTGTTGCTCAACCAAGTCATTGTACAAGTCGTTAATGCCAATGCCTGTGATGTGCTTACCAGTGTTACTGATAAATTTAGCCTGTTGATCTTTTGTATCAATATAAAGGTATTCGCCATACTTAGGCATTAGGGCGAACCTCATAAACGTAATGCCATCGGGATTCTCAGGATGCATATCTTCCAAATCCATTGCTATCACTGGACATCCCAAATTACGTATTGCCTCTGCAAACTGGAAGCCTCTGCAGCCCGCATCGATGCAGATGCCGCCGGTAAGGAGGTCGAGGTCAACAGAATGCTCAGCGATACATTGTATGTTCATCACTTAAAGTGTTGCTTTAAAATTATACTGTCAGGCCCACTATTATATCTCATGTCCTCGCACGTGACAGGCCCATACCCATGCAAATTCATCGATAGCGACAACAAAGCTTCATCATGTCGGTGACCCCCTAATTTCTCACCAGCGGCGCCGAATAGCCCTTGGCGCTCAGATCGCGCCCATGTCTCGAATATCTTTTCACAGTCTGGATGATTAAAGTCCCAAACATATACGCTTCCGCCGACCAGGTGCAAGTGGTCGGGACAGTCGCTATACCCGAACCAGTCCAGCGCTTTGTCCGATACAAGACCTTTCAACTTGTTATCATCCTTTGCCGCCAGTACCGGATGATTCAGCGTGAACCAGTAATCAACGGGGTGTTGTAGGACGCAGGCGGTATCAAGCCAGATGATGCGTTTGTAGCCCCAGTTTAATGCCCTCCTTACTGCATGTACTTTAAAACCGTATAAGCTCTCTTTATGTGTCCTACTATTAGGCGGGTAACCATTGCAATGCATAATATGCTGCGCTGGCGTATAAAACTGCATTAGCGAGTTATGCAATCGCTTTTGCTGCTCTATATACTGTTCGCCAAATGCAACAGAAAGGAAAATAAAGTCGGTCATAACTGCCAGTAAAAAACTGATGGATATTGTTTCTCGATACTTTCCCAATACTCATTGTCCTTCCCATGCTGCTGTAAGAACTTTACTACTGCGTCCACCTGCATGCCGGCAGCGCCGATGTGAAAGCCATAACCATTCGTCTCTTTCAGCTCATCAGGCACCCCAATCTCCTTCAAGTCGATGTCATGAATGAAGTTGTGGCAATCACCGCGGAACGTCTGCGGATGGCCAAGGACGAAGTGTTCTGTGATGCTATCGGCTACCTTTGGCAGGACATACCGGTTCAAGAAATCCTGGTCGGCACCTTTGCGGGAGAAGTCAATGCCCTGAGCAAGCGAGAGCAGTTCGTCGAATGATTGTACACCCATGCGGTTACGGAACGGGCCCGACATGAATGAACACATACCGCCCATAAGGGTTATGTTGTGGCTGACGCTGTCCGTTATTGCGTGTGCCATCTTTGAACCCCTTTCCCAATAGGCGACCGCCTGGCGTTCGCGGTAAGATAGCAAGCTGTCTGCATCTCGACAGAGGACGCGCTCGTACTTGTTGTTCTTACCCACTATTTTGAAGATGGGCAGCAACCTCCACAACATCATTTTACATAGTTGGTCTTGAGGCAAGACCTGCAGGTCAATCCTGAAGTCCTGATTGAGCTTCCATAGATACCCTTGGTAAGGCGACCTGTAGCTTGATTCATCAACCCCCAAGTGAATAATCCAGTCAGGGTACAGTAGTTGGGCGACCCTGATATTGATGTGTAGACCCCTGATGTAACTGCGGAATTCGTAGCAATTCTCGTACTGCTGGTTGTAACCGAAGAGAGAATATGCGATTGCGTCAGCCATTTGGGAAAGGATTTTCGGTGAATACTGATACTGGCGGCATGCCTGTGCCACTTATCGACAACCACACAACGCCCGTTCGTTGAATTTCTTCAAGATCTTCTTTTGATAGTTTCCAGCATGATATGATCGTGGGACAGGTAGTGCCGTTTTCGTCAATGGGCGCGTCGCCTTTCCATACTGAAAGATCGCTGCACTGTTCATCCGTCCAACCTTCCGGCTTTTTAAAAACAAAGTTGTGTTGTGGGAATGTTACTGGTAGCATATTAATATCGTTTGTCAGAAATAAAAAGGTAATTGTATATCACTTCATCAATCCAATGCTCCGTCTTCAATACACCGGTATGCTGCAAGTCCATAGCCCACTTACTATCTTCACTGAATCGCCATTCGGGAAATACTGCCTTTCGCGCGTGCTCAGTCTTCAGGCAATTGATGTGCATGATCGGGCGATAAAAAACACCATCGTCACCGGTGAACAGGGTGTCATACTTGATAGAGTGGACGAACTTTGTAGGGTTTTGGCCGTCTTTAGTATAGATGCCAGTGAGCGAACAACAGTCAACGCCTTTACTTATCCCCTCCATTAGGTGCTTAATATAGTTCGGCCCTGGCATATCGTCATCATCAAAGAAGGCCATGTATTCGGTATCTACTTCGGCCATCATCTTATTGCGCTTGGTGCCTATATCGATGGTGGTGTCGTCGTTAGTGTATATTCTCACAAAGGCGCCATTGTCAAGACATTGATACGCAAGCGCCACCTCTAATCTTTCCAGAAAATGTTTTCGGGCTGGCAATGTTGGAATTAGTATTGTTAAAGTTCCTTTTATCATAAGTCAAACCCTCTCGCTTTTCTCAGTTCAAAAATCTCTTGGTCCTTGTTGTACGTATCATTGCGCCAGTATAGCTCGTCTTTCACAGCTTTCCGATTGTTGGTGTAATGCAGGTGCTCAATACTCACATCAGGCACATGAATATAGCAACCTCGGCGCTTAGCTACTTCGGTGGCTTCGTCATCACAAAACATGGAATAGTAATCACCGTGGTACACATAACCATCCCGCTGATAGTATCGCTTACCAATAATACTTACCGTGCAAACCCGGTCTTTGGCATAATCATCATAGGCGTGAAGAAAGCCGTCCAGGTTCTCCGGCATGTGCTTGCGAATAATGTCGTCGAAGCCGAACGTCCTGAATCGCATATCATCACTTGCATTTACCAGGATCGCCCAGTCGGGAACAGTATCGAGATCGCGATTGATCGCATGGATCTTCGATGTACTTGTGCCCCATTTAATGTATACATTGCGATAGCCGGCTATCCGCTTTTTCACCTCCTCGTTATTCATAGTCGCATCATCGTCATCCAGCTTAGCCACAATAAAGTAGTTCCTTGACGTGCACATCTGAACAATGTTGTTGATCGTCTCAAAAAACTTTTCAGGTCTTGACCTACTGGCCAGATTGAAGAGGATTGTCATCTTGTTGATTGAATCGGTCTACAAATTCTTTAATGCCTTCTGTGGTAGCAGTAGCTGTGATCGGCTTTATTGGCTTCGGCGCAGGCCCCATATCTTCGATATCCAGATTCTTTTTGTCCTGCTTACTGGCGCCTTCTTTGAGTGGTTCGATGCGGTGTTTATTTTTCTTGCTCATTACTTTTTATTTATGATCGCGTTGAGTTGACTTGATATCCACCCGAGTATCAGTCCACCACATACCATCTGCCAGACCGTTTGAAGCAGGGGTATAAGCAGCAGCCCGAAGCACACAGAGTAGCATATCCAACGAATGAAGGACAGTGGAATGTGAACCGGCGCTTCGTCTGTTGTCACTCCATTACTTGCAGGCATATTAACATCCTTGCTGGTATTGATGTCCGGAAACTTTCTTGGCTCTGTCATGCCTCATATTTACTTTTGTTACTGTATAAATCCTGTAACACCTCCTTCATCCCGTTGGGCACCCAGCACCGATCGCCGATGCTGAACCATTTGCGGCCTTTTATCTGCTCAATAATTTCTTCATATGTTAGCGGCATCCTTATCTTACTGTCTTCCATAAACTCGCCATCAATGCCGTTGATGTAACAGTACAGGGTTTTGATGCAGTAGCCGTACCATTTGGTCCAGTCAGCGAGAGCAACAGAGCGCATGAATTTCTCTTTATTGAAAACTATGGGACAGTGGGTGTCGTAGTTATTAATCGCATAGCCGCCAAGCAGGGATATGGTATTGCGTTTCGTTTCACCGTATTGACCCTCACCTGGTACCATTGGCCCGCAGTGATAATACGGGAAGTCAATAGCCTCGTAGTTTTCAAGCAGGAAATGATCATCATGCACCATCAAAAAATCTTTGCTGACCCTTCGATCTTTACATGCTGTCAATACCTTATTCATGATGTTAAAGTCACGAAAGCGGTTACGGGCATCTTCTTCGTATGGTATATGGATACATCCGGCAATCCAGTCCGGACAATAGCCGATGATGAAGATCTTGCCGATGCCTTTCAAATGTTTCTCGATCGATCTTATGCACATGCGCAGCTCGAGATTCTTTTGAGTTGATCGGTTATTGAGAGGTATGACTATATCTACGGCCATAAAAAATGCGCCTTCAACTCGGGAGTATCCAGCGCAGATTAACTTACTAACGCAAGTCATTTTCGATCCCGATTTCGCAAATGACCTTTTGGCTAAGTTACTATATTTTCTGAACTTTCAAATTAAAATGAAATATTATCTGCCTTTAAAATAGCTACTATACCTAGCGTACCTGCAGGCATCTAATAAGTGATTAAATTCATCGACTGGAACATTGGTTATAACCTTACCGTAACATACCCACTGATAGTTGTTCAGCTCCATTTTTAGGTTCCGCGAATCTGCGGTATAATGGCAGGTATATTCTTTAAGTTTTGTGATGCCAGCATCAATACTCCCCTCGCCTTTCAGTGCCGGGAATGCAGCAACGCCTAATGTCCTTAGTTCGGCTATCTTCCCCGGCATGTGATCGCAGTACACTATTTGGCCTTCCCTATAACCATTATCTACCAGCCGTTTCTTTATCTCTGCCATTGGGACACCAGGGTCGTATAAACACTCTTTGAAGTAGGCATTGTCACCTACAACACCGGACTTCACAAGAGCATTTGTGCCGGTCGTTTTACCAAAGTCCAAACCCCATGTTATCGTCTCGATGTTATCCGGCCACGTTGGTATTTCGATCCAGTTAGTGAAGATGAGAATGTCTGTATTGGGCTTCGGGTCTTGTTGATACAAACTATTGTAACTAACTTGGCTAAGCTTCTTTTGGCTGAGTACCTTTTCCAAGCTGTGTTTCGACGCCCACAATACTTCACCCGGCTGCCGCGGGTCATAGTCATGGACATCCTCCGTTCTGATTGCCGGAAATTTGATTACTTCCCATTCGCCCGGTTCTTCCATTAGCAGGCGCCCGCAAAGATCGTTCTCGTCCCACCTGGTATTCATGATCAATTGCTGGCTATCATTATGTAAGCGGGTTCTAAATACATCTACATACCAGTTCCAGGCACTTTCGCTGACAACCATGGACTTTGCCTCTTCGCGGTCTTTGTACAAATCATCAATGATCCCAATATCCACTGGTTCGGATGTAAGAGATCCCCCACGACCTACGGTCTTCAATGACCCTTTCTTTTTAACTACTTCGAACTTATGTTCCGTACGGGAATAATTGTCGTAATTAGTTGCAAATATTTTCGAGTAGTTAAGTTTGGTATCTGGGAATACCTGGGCGTAGGCTTCGTTATCAATGTTGCGCTGAATAGCTCTATTAAAGCCGCTGGCAATAGTATCGGCATAACTCGCAATAGCAATCTTTAAATCCGGATTCCTACCCAATAGATAAGGAGGGAAAAGCCTTGTTGCGAGTTCAGATTTACCGTGTTGCGGTGGTAGTAAAATCATCAGCTTCTTTATCTCACCTGCAGCAAACTGGTTTAGCTTCATGCATATGTACGCATGAAACCATTGCATTTCATAGTCTGGCTTTAGATATTTTACGAAGGGATTAAAATCAATACGGGATTGGCGTATAAGAAGTTCCTGTGCGGCGTGTATTGCCTCAATCAGCGCCTTCCTTTCCAGTGTTAGGGGATAGCTTCGCTGATAACTCACACAGCATTAATTTAAGTTCATCATCTGTTTTAGTGGATAGTGGCTGGTCGGGTACGCCGGCAAACTCGGTACGTTCAACATATCCTCTCTTCTTCCCTTTTGTTTTAAGGTAAAAGATAATAGCTGTATCACTGGGGGGAACCGTATATACCTTTGGTTTACCTTCATCATCAGTTCCATTAGATACTGTAATGCCCTCAATCTTCTCAAATAGCTTGCTTTCTGCAAAATCAATTGCTTCTTCTCCAATGTCATCGACGCATTGCTTATATTCGGGATCTTCCTCCAGCCAGCGGTAGTGCGTTTGCCGGGAAATATCAACTACTTCACACGCGGTTTTCACCACCCCAAGCGATTTTCGAAGCGCCTCAATCATTCGCTTTTTATTGATGTCACTATTTGTCATGAGTTATGCCAAAGTTACAATTTTTCAGTAATTACTGAAAATTCAATCAATTTTCACGTGAAACTCTCTTCACCTTCTCCTTACACCACATCCATTCCGCCTTCAACGTCTTCATATTGAGCACCCACCTGGTGCCAACAGTAATATTGACCCTCGAGGGTCCTAAGGTGATTGTCCTATACACGATCCGGCTATTTCTTTTCCTGAAATACTCCATCACTCCCAAAGCTCCCAGCGCTACTGTCATTGGCCTAAGTCTTTTTTTACAGACTCAAAAACACTATTCATGCATTGCTTACATAAGCGGTAGCCGGCTTGTTTTGCATTATCGCAAAGTTCGCATTTGTTTTGTGAAGGCGTGGATTGCCTTTCAACCATCTTTGCTTTTTCTTCCCATTGCGCAGAGCCTTCTTCGATGGCGTATATCGTGTCGTCCAGAAAAGAAATCAACTCCTGATAACCTCTGAAAGTTTCAAGCAACTCGATCTGATTCATCGACTTTATTTTTTCTTCAGTCCATTGGTCGGGGCCGCCAAGGAATTTTTCGTATTCTTTCATCTGCTTGTATTCTTGAATATAAGAGGACTTGTAATAGCCGGTTTCATCTAAATATTCAACACGTTCAATTGGCAATACCCCCCATTGAGCACTGTGAAAAACTCCGTGTTGATAAAGGCATGCGAGGTTGCAGATAGTATTGCCGTTATCATATTTTACAAAAAGGATTTCCTTATCAACTTTTGGCAACTGGATACTCGCTTTCACCCATACCGCTCCTTCCCTTACTACTGGTAACCTGCTAAAGAAGTGATTAAAGCATTCAATAAAGCCTTTTTCGTATGCGGTATAATCCTGGCTTCCAGTTGGGTAAGGGTTCATTATCTGCTTATAGTAAAACATTTCCTTTTGCGTGATCTCTACCGCCCCTTGTGTGGTGGATGCGGCCTCCCTATCCTCTAATTCGTCTTTTACAGCTTCCTCCAATTGTTCATTAAAATAGTTATCCGCCAATTTTATCACATCTTCAGCACGGTACATTACTTTCGACATCTTGCCGCCAGTGATATGCATGTATACGGCGGGAATTTGTTCAAGAAGAAATGAAAAATCAGAAAGCTCCTTTTTGACCTGATCGATATTAATCGTGCCATCGGGACTACAGACAATTTCCTTCCAGAAATCATCCCAAGTTTTTTGCACCTGGCTATCTACAGCCGGAGCGGATGGGGGTTGTGTGGCTGCTTTCTCTATATCGGCCCAAACCTCATCTGACATTTTATCAAAGTTGGGAGAAGCGATTTTGTAAAGCTCGTGAAAGGCTTCATTCAAATCCCTTTTAACAAGGGCATCTTTAACTTTCAAAATCTGCTGTGCTATGTATTGTTCCATTGTTATTGTTTATGTTTTTTGCCACAAAATGGGCAGTAGGTATGGCTAATGTTTACGGTCTGTTTCTTTGGCTTCCCAATGGTACCATCTTTTTTTAGTGGCGATAATGTAAACTGGAACTCACTATAAGTAGTCCGTGGGCCGAATCCATTTTCGGTAAAATGGAAATGAGATTGCAGAATTTTGCCGCCCTCAATCTCACCTTGATTAGTTTCTTTTACTCTTTCAATAAGTTTTTCTTCAACGTTTATAATGCAATTGCACATATTATTGTTATTGTTTGTTTATGTATGCGTTGTATTCAGCTTCGGTGGCGGGTAGGTATTCCCATAAATATGACCCAATATCTTCTTCATCAATGGTGAAAAAGATTTCTCCACCTGCATCAGAACTATAGTTGTAAACTTTTACTATGCTATTGTCATTCTTGAATTTCAAATAATATGGCAAATCTTCAGGATGCCGCCCTTCACTCCAATGAAGTTTTTTGAATAAAGCCTTATATCTGTCAATGTATTCTACATCCTCATCAGTAATAGCTCTTATGATTGAGCCAACTTCATAATATGGATGATTGCGCGGTTCTGGATAGTCAGCAATTACCCGGTACCTTGGTATCATTAATTCTTCTGGTTGCATGTTATTGTTTATACAAGTGTAAGAATATCGTTTAGCGTATCAATGGGCGATTTACCTTTGCTGAAATAACCGCGTAGAGCGAATTCGCTTATCTCCTTGCCCTTCAATGCCGGGTAATGCTTCTGTTCTTTCTTCACCTGTTTGAGCCACTTTTGAAACGGGGCGTCCTGCCTCTTTTCCCATCTTTGTTCACGCTCATATAGACCGCGCGGTTCGCATGATTCGCAGCAATAAAACTTTCCAGTAAGATCGGAATGATGCCCTGAAGAATGAGTGTCATATAACTCTCCACAAGTGTCACACTTTTCAATGTGATCTGGAATGACGGGAAAATGCTCTTGCAAATAATATACAACACTAAAAGCCTTGTTCCTGCTTAGTTTAATTTTCTCTTGCAAAAAGTCAAAAACCATCTTTGTCCATTCTAAATCAGACAGTTCTAATTTATCGTTGTTCTTCAATAATTTTATTTCCCGGTGCATGTTATTGTTTGTTTAGAGTGGGTTAGTGGTTAAGGATTCCATTCTTCCGTAGGAAAATCTTCTGGATTCAATAATATGCGATGAATCTTCTTCAGTTCGCCTACGGGGACTTCAAACTCCTTTAGAAAATGGTGGTAGGATTTGAAATTTAAATCCCATGTATCGCGGGTCATATACAAATTTTGCCACGACCGAAATTCAACAACGACAGCTAATATCAGTTCGCCCGTTGTTCTGGACTTGAAGTTGTGAAACCTTTTACCCATTACCCACCCCCTTTCCCTGCTCCCCTGCATAGTTGGTGAGGGCTTTACGAGCCACAAGAACAGCCTTTTTATCCCAAGTACTTTTAGGATTCTCAGGGAACCGGCTCAATAATTGTTTCAACGCCTCTACCAATACCTTTTCACGGGCAAGGGCGCGGGTGGCTTCGGATGTGGCACCGGCCTGATATGCTATACGTTGCAATACCATGATCTGTCTTTTGCTATCGCCAGCAAACTCGTGCGATCCCTGTAAAATTCGTTCAATCTTTTCCTGTGGTAGTGTCATCGTTGGTGGTGTTTAAGGTTCAGGGTATGTTATTCTGATTTCATGTGAACCATAGCAGTTTGAATCAGACAATTGCTTTTCTATTTCTTCAAAGTCGACCGAAGGAAACTCATCAACACCAGGATCAATATCATCCTTTTTCTCATGGCAGTAAACAATAGACTGCTCGAATAGCTTCAGTAAGTGGCTTTGGAACTCTGCGACTGTATCACAGTCAATTGTGATTTCTATTTTCATATTTTTTTATTTTGCGTTAACTCTATTATTTCAGTACCAGTATCATAGGAGAATCGGTAATTGCCCATGCTATGGATTTGAGCCTTAGTAATGTATACCCGCCTTCCTTCAACGCAGGACTTAATATCCTCAAACTTAGCTTTACCGAAATCAAAGCTGTCGCCGTACAATATCAGGTGCCTATCCTCTTTAGCATACCTATACCAGCCGCCACCTTTAACATCCTCCTTATTATTCACAAGTTGATGATGGTGGGTAACCTTACCGATAATCAAGGCATCGCCTTCGATAATGAACTTGCAAAAGACATCCATACGCTTTATAGGTTTAGTGGGGGTTATTGCTTACTGGTAAAGTCGCCTTCCAGTTGTCTGAGTGCTTCACGCAAAAAGACAATCACTTCTTCATCGGTTCTTTCCTCAGTAGTAAGAAGCATGATCCGGCCTTTTACCTGATCATGCCCAACACAGACCAAAATAACAGGTGTGCTGTGATTTTCGTTCAGGCGCTTCTCCCAGCGGCCAAGACGTTCGTGGTTTATCTTTCTTACATTGACTGGCATACAATCTTATTTTACTTGGTTGGGTGAGGTTGTTGGTTTAGTTCCGGTGGCACTGACGGCATAAACTGCCATGCTATAACTTCGGTACTATCAAATGGCGGCGCTCCATTGTACACAAGCGCCCACTTGCCGCCGTCTTGTTCGCGTCGTTTGGAGTTGTAATCTCCTATCCATACAGCCTTACCATCAGTAACCAAAACATCTTCTCCATCTTTTGGTACTGAAGTAATGCACCTAATCCACCCATCGTATGCTTCAATATCAGCACAAGAGTTTTGAAGGTCTTCGCTTCGGAGTGCTTTGGCAAGATTTGGGATTTTGTTCTCCCATTTCTTTGCCCATGATTCAAACTTTTCTTTCCTATCCATTTGATAGTTGTTTTAGAATTAATGTATTTTTTTCGTTCATTCCTTTCGCAGACAACAATGATTCCAGTGATTGCTTCGCATAGGTAAATGGAATATCGTGGTGAAAATTGTTGAAGTCATAGTCCTTGTAGCCGTCGTCCTCGGGTTCCACTATCCCCTTTGCCACTTCCTCGCTACACTCTCCACTCAGGCAGATGATCTGCCAGGAGCCGGGTGGGAGAAAATAAGTGATCAACTTACCTTTACAGTAGTAGGTGATAATAGAATCATACTTATTTCCATCCTTTCTAAAATCACTACTTCCCTTCTCAATCTCGATGCCATAATAATTTTCGCGGAGGTGAATGGGTGTCATGGTTCAATTTGTTTTATTTCTGTACCCGTTGTGTTCCAGCCAGCTGCAAATGCGCTTTGTAGAATGTTGTTGCGATATGGTTGTTTGATTCCAGCTGCCTTCAATGCTGCACTATTGGCTTTGTAGTCTATCGTTTTTAGATATTCTATCCATGCCTTACGATAATTAGTCGTAAAATATTTAGTGTTGCTCATCCTTCTTTTGTTTGTGGTGGTTCGATTGGAGGTAATGGCTGATATCTGTTTATTTTATCCAAAAATTCAATAGCCGCCTCCATAACCTCTTCGGGAGTATCATAACCGCCAGTATTATAAATATCAACATCGTCTTTATCGATAAATACATTATTATTTCCTTCGCCCCAGAATTGAAATGTAAACTGATAGCGGTCAGAGTACTTTTTAATTCGCTTGAATAAATGCTCTATATTATTCATGGTTTATGAGTTTGTGATTGAATTATTTTAGCTACCGTGTCTTCTGGCTTGAATCCCGTATCATCGAGAAATCTTTCCTTTGCCTGCTTCTTTGCATCATGGTCGGCATAAGAATCTATGTTGTAAAAACTGAAGCAGGGGTAGTCAGGATATTTATTTTGGATAACCATTATTTCGTAGATCATGGTTGCTTAGTTTGTGGTGGTTGAATCGGTCTCCAATGGGTGGGCGTGTAATACACGTACATGCTGCCATCTGGATAAAAGAACAAACTGCCCTTTCGCTTTAAAGCCTGTTCATTCCTGCATCCATTCGCGTCGTCTATCTTGGTTTCGACGACTATGCCTTCCATTGGTTGCTTGTCAGTGAGGCGTATCCAATCATTATTCATACTTTCTGATTTAAAGTTTTTTGATCAATTGCCTGCCCGCTCTCACAGAGCCCGAACAGATCAAAACCCTGTTGGAGTAGGTAGTGTATAGCCGCTGCTTCCTGCCTAACTTGATTTGCTCCTTCGGCCATATTAAAAAGCGTTTCTTTCAAAGCATTATAATTGTCACATTCTTCATCCGTCATGTCTTCCAGTTTACGAAGGAGGGGGACAATACCTCCTGGCATATCGAACCCGTCTTTGGTAATTCCTGTACTTTTCAACGGCTCATATCGAACTTCATGTAAAGCATAGTCTCCATGGTTGCGCTTTTGATTATATCCACCGTCAATACTGTTTTTCATATGAACCATTTTCTTGCCGAAATGAACATGAATCCTATCCCTGCCGACAATTGTCCAGGGAAGCCCTTGTATAGTTCCATCGCCATCTGGTGTTCTACAAGGTTGCCCGATATAGTACCGAATAACATCCTTTAACTGTATCATAATTTTTAATTTAAACAAACCACTGTCGCCATCCTGCTTTCCTCTGTCAAATCCCATCGCTCTGCCATCACTACTTCCAAATGATATTTCATCATTAAATCACCTAGTGTTTGATAGGGGAAGAGGTAGAAGGTGGTCATGGGTGATATTCTGTTACTTCGAATTCGTTTGGTTTCAAACCAAGTCTTTCTCCGTTCGGTAAAATGGCAGAAACAGCACCATGCTTGTTTACCCACACGTAGTACTCATTCCCTTCAATACATAATGTGCCACCTTCAGGAACAAAGATTAATGGGATATCAGGCATTACCGTCATCTTCAGCTTGACTTTCAAAGGAACCTTGCTCCCATATTTCTTTGGATAGGCAAAGCTGTCATTGCTTTTCCATTGCTGCGTAAGAGCAGGAGAAGTCTTCGCTTTTTCGATTATCTGCTCTATAGTCAATTGTGCTGTCATGGTTTTTCCTCATCGTTTAAAAAATTATCAAATTGCGCATCTTTTTTACCGCGCCTAACCCCCAGGTAATAAAAAACAATCAGGGCTACAGTGGTTAAAATAACCCTGACCACAGAATCTATATGGAGTATTATTTTCATGGCGCTACCTCCCCATAATTTGACGTCGGCCCACCCATCCGTATATTATCCAGGTACAGCACCAGCACATCATACGGTGAATACGATGCCCATTGCGGTGTCCATCCCCATTTGTAGATGCCGAACTTGGGATAAGGCCGGTAGAAGTCATTGTAGCAATTCGGGGCGTTCTGCCGGTCGATGACCTTAATGCCATTGCGCCACATTTCCACTATCCCGGTATTGTCATATGCGAACCTGATATGCATCACCCAGTCATCCCAGACGCTCGGTGTGAACTTGCCCAGGTTGTAGCTGATCTGGCCGTCTTTGGTCGTGTTGGTATTGCAGCTGTCGGCGTCCCATAAGATCACTGATCGAAAGCTATCGGCCTCGACCCGCAGGTCAAGTACCGGACTACGTGAATTATCGCATGCATCGTCGGTTCCATGCAACTGAAAGAATATATGGGCATTGCCATCACCGGTTACGTTGGTGGGTGAATAGGTAGAAAACCCGAACCACATCTCTGAGTATGGACAGGGGCCTGAGTAGACCTCCGACCGCACGTTCGGCCAGGTGGAACTATCGGATTTGGCGAGCTCGAACCGCGCTGCGCTTTTACCGCTTCTTACATGACTGTTATCGATCTGCAGCGATCCGGGCCTTGCGGTCTGTTTTATCCAGCCGCAGGTGCTATCGGCTCTGCAGGCTTTCCATGGCACGCATCCGACCAGGGACTGCTCCCAGTCGCTTTCGAAATCACAAATACGGTACAGACCCGTCGGTGCGATCTCCAGCCAGTTCAGGCTGTATTTAGCGTACCTTGACTGCAGGCGTAGTTTTCTACTGCCGGCCTTTAGAAACAGCCGTGTTGAGGCTGTATAATACGTCTGGTCACTACCTGTAGGTTCGAACCGCATCTTGCCCAGAATGTTCCATGCGCTATCTGCAATCCAGATATCATTGCCGCTGCCGGCGATACGAAGGGACAATTTGTAAATTCCGTCTGACGGGAGTGTGACCTGGTATTCGGAGAAATCCATATCTTTGACAAATCCGAGGCAATTGCCCCCTTCACTACAGGGGAGTACAACAGCACCAAACTGCTGGGTGAAGCTCTCTGCTTCAATATGAATTGTTTGTCCTTTAGTTAGTAATGAGATCATTAGTAACACTGCTGTTAATCTGCCAGTAATTAACATTGTTTGATTTTTAAATTGTGAAAGAATAGCTTTCACATGTTCTGTTGGTTGGGCCTCAAAGGGTGGTATATTGCTGTATGGCTTTAAACAAGCTGAATGCAATTTGTGGCACTATTGCATTTCCTGCTGCTTTGATTGATTCGCGGCGCCATCGAGAAAAGGTAATTCCGTCCAGCTTGGTGGAAATCCCATCATTTCCATGACAAAGCGGGGATTGAGTTGGGAAGGCTTCCCAGTTTGGTTTATTGAACTTTCCGAAATCACTGCCGCCAAACTCAACACGGGTTTCCCTGCTTTCTGGGAAGGTGTCAATTTCATTTGCCGGTTCTCGTTTTCTGAAGCTCTCGGCGTTGGTAGTAATCCTTGACCGACCATCCCCATTAAAGTCCATTTCTTCTTGTTTGTCTTGGGGTCTCGTTGGTATGTTCCTGTCGCAACTTTTGGAGTTGGAAGGAGGCCTACATAGGCCGTCAACGGCATACCGCCTTGTTTGTATTTGCCCTTTCGCATGCTTACCGAATCCGTCATAACGGTGGGCAATAAACCATATCCTATCTCGTCTGTGCGGTGCATTGACGGCACAAGCTGGAAGTAAAAACGGGAGCACTTCGTAGCCTTCAGCTTCCAGGTCAGCCTGCACTTCGTCGAATACCAGCCCTCCATCCCAATTAGTAAGGCCGCGAACGTTTTCGCCCACAACCCAGCTCGGTTGAACTTCACGAATTGCTCTAAGCATTTCTGGCCAGAGGTGGCGGTCATCTGCCTTTCCTTTTCGCTTTCCTGCCGTGCTGTAGGGCTGACATGGGAATCCACCCGTGATGAGGTCAATTCGTCCTCGCCAAATAGTAAAGTCTGTTGTCCTGATGTCTTCATGTTGATAGCTATTAGGGAAATGATGATTCATTACTTTATTGCAAAAAGGATCAATTTCACAGTGCATTACGTTCTCCCATCCCATCCAGTGAGCTGCAAGGCCAAACCCAGATATTCCATTAAAGAGGTGACCGCACCTCATGGCTTCGCTTTATATCCCCACACCGTCGCCGGTGGTTTAATAATGATCTTTCTGTCATCCAGATAGACGGTATCTTTTGCTCTTATCACGACATATCCCGGCTTCTCATGGGCTATGGTCATGTGGCCCTGCGTGATCAGCAGTGTTGCCCGGATCGTGTCCTGCCTGGCGAATTGAAGGGTTGTGGATCTATTAAAGTCCAGCTCTGCCGCCACGGCATTTTGCCGGTCCTGAGCGTACGTACCGCCGGTGCAGAAGAAGATGTAGAGGGAGAGGAGGGTGTGTTTCATTGTTGTGGGTTAGATATATTTGAATTTATATCCTTTAGTTTGGCTATATTTTCCTTTTAATACACTGCAGATGTTTTGGCAGTGAATATTCAGTTTCCTTGCTGCTTCACGAACTGATGAAAATGTAGTTATAACATTTCCACTTAAACCCAACACAATTACCGGCTTTGATATTGAATTCTTGTTCCCTTTATTTAATCCTAATCTATAAGCGTGTTTGACATTATAACTTCGATCACACCACATCAAATTTTGTTTACGATTATCTTCTTTGTTTCCATTTTCATGATTTACTTCAGGAAGGTTTACCGGATTAGGTATGTGAGCTAATGCAACCAAACGGTTAACACGCATCAATTTCTTACTTTTACCTACCGATAGTTTTACAACTAAATATCCTCCACGTTTTGAGTTTTGTTGCTTTATTAAAACTTCTTTCTTGCGATTATTTCTGGGTATTGATTTTATTCGCCCTAAATCTGAAACGAGATAAAAGCCAGAAAATGGTTCTATTGTTACAGGAAGCCAAACCTCCTCATTGATATTTTTTAATTTCATTTTTATAGTGTTGTATCAAAGCTTCTAATTCTATTCGCGACCACTTGTAAACTCGCCGCAAGTCGGAGGATAATTCAAGCCGCTGGACCCGCTCCTCGCCGATGCGCCGGATAAGACGTTTACGATATTCTAAAAGATTCCCATGAAGCCACGTATTACACTTTATACAGCTTCCGTGACAGTTGTCGTCTGTGAATCTGAGAGCTGAATAATGGCCTACACTGAAATAGTGGCTGGCGTGTTCAACCTTGTGACTCGAGCAGCTTATACATCCCTTGTCCTTGTCACGGGCGCGGATGTAAGCGTTGAAAGTTTGCTGACATTTCTTAAGAAGACGGGGGAGTGATATGGGTTTGCGGGTGATCATCATTTGCGGGTTTGGCTAAATTCAAATCTTGCAGATCTAGCAGCATCACAAGCTCGCTTTATTGCGTTGACGTAGTTTAAAAACTCATCCCCATCAGCAATCAGCCATCCTTTGTGGGGGCGAACATTTATAATTGCTCCTTTTTCTGCGGGGTTGTCGCCTCCGCAAGGAGTATCGAAATCGCATGGATAGCATACAAAGCCTATTTCATCTCCGTAATCATATACATCCAACTTGGTTATACTTGCACACCTCGGGCAGATAAGATAGTCCGATAAGGAAAGTGACTTGAATCCGTGGTTTAAACAATACTCCAATTTCAAATATCCCTTTTCCAATATATCCCATGGATCGCCAGATAAAAGACGGAAATAATGTTCTGGAATAACATTTCCCAAGGTTTTATAATAATCCCTACTTAACTGCTCCAACTTCCCGTCGCCTTTTTCTCCATTAGGTTTAACCTCATACCAATTTGTTATATTTAGGGTACCTGATACTTTAAAATCAGGTAGATATCGCTCACCATTCGATAGGTTAAACCCTTCAACTTCATACTGCCACTTAAGACCGAGCGCATCAAAGAACACGGCCCACCTGGCCTCTAACCGGCTTCTGAACTTATACCCCTTATAAGTTGTGTCAATTGGTCTTAAAAAATTATTACTCATATTAAAAAGGTTGATCTTCATCTTTATCAGGTTCATAATAATTTTGACTTGGGATGTGAACCGGTTTAAATCCTGATACCTGCCGCTCTGAAAACCTCATTCGAGGTGGGTCAAATTCAAGCGGTATACGAAGGTTTGGTTCGCCATCTCGCCACTTACGAACGATCAAATCAGCTTCTCGTTCGGTAGAATTTCCGTTTTCGTCCTTTTCAAAGCCACTCATCCAATCCCGGTGCAGGAACATGACAACGTCTGCATCCTGCTCGATAGCGCCTGATTCACGCAGATCTGACAATTTAGGGTACCGATCTTCTCCTTTCCGGTTTGTTACTTCACGGTTAAGCTGCGCCAGCACCACCACGGGAATATCCAGCTCCTTTGCCATCAACTTGCACCCCCGGCTCATTTGACGCACTTCGTTTTCCCGATTGCTATTCTTTGTGGTGTATCCAGATGAATCAACTAATTGCAGGTAATCGATAAAAAGAATATCGCAACCTTCCTTGTGTTTTAATTTTTGCGCCTTTGCTTTAATTTCCGGTATTGATACTTGCGTTTTATCACTAACGAAAACGGAAAGTTTTGTAGAGTTACCGATCTGTTGATACATTCGCTGCTGCATGTTTTCATCATCTACTAATCCCCGATACAGTGTAGCGAAATCGAATTCAGTATCGAGTGCGGCCAAACGGCCGGCAATTTTTGCGTTACTCATTTCCAGTGATATAATCCCCACCTTCCTGCCATTACGGGCCATATTCATCGCCAATAAGCCCAGGAGGGCGCTCTTGCCCACCGATGGTCTGGCGCCGATAACGATCATGTCGCCATTCATTAGACCGCCATTGGTTTGATCCAGTCGTTTCAAGCCTGTTAACACACCCGGCCCTTGTGTCTTCATTTTGTCCTGATGCCTGAAAAGTTCGATCATCAGATCCGTCATGTCGTACCATTCCTTGTTTTCACTACTGCCTGATAAAAGCGTAAGTTTAGATTGCAGTTCAATGATCTTCTGCCTGGCATTGCCCTCACCTGGGCCAGAGTAGGTCAGTTTGATGATCTCTCGATCGATCCACATCTCGTAAATCGCCCGGCAGTAATACTCAACGTTCGCTGATGAAACGACGTGATTTGTACAGGTCATCAGATAGTACCCTACTGTGTAGCCGTAGAAGTCTTCCCAGCCCCTTTTTCTAATCAGGTAATCCGTGACGGTCAATAAATCGATCGGCGCATTGTTGTCGTACATCCATCGCATAGCCGCATAGACCTCTTTGTTCCTGTCGAAGTAAAAATGCTCCTCACTGACAATCCCGTATGTCCGGCTAAATCCATCCTTTTCGAGCAAGCAAACACCGATAATCGCCGTTTCCATGTCCTGGCTATAGTGCCTGTCTTTGGTGAAAAGTTTTGCTGGTGAATTCATTCTAGGGTTTTTAGGCTGGGTGAACTCAACTGTTGTTGCGCCTGCTCTGGCAATTTGTAACCTTTCGCCTTCTGCGTGTTTAACCACCCGCCGAAAAGTTTTTTGTACTTCGCCTCAGAAAAGTCGGGCATCACATCGTTGCTGATTGATGCGTTATACTGCGCCATCCATCGTTGTAATTCCGGCGGTTTTAGGTAGTGTCCCTGGCACACCGTTTCCTTCCAACGCTGATCATTCCAGACCTTGTTCGCTACCAGCGTAACCGCCTCCATTCCGATTGTTTCTTTTTTTTCACCTATCCCTTCTTTATCCTTGTCTTTATCTTTGTCTTTATCCAGGAGGGTTCGGGAACCCTTCAGCAACCCTTGAAGATTATATTTATCCAATTCCTGAATTATGGAATTATGGACGTTGGTACCAGTCCTTAAAGACCCGTATTGAAAAGTGATAAAGTCCGGGATGAACCATTTGGCTCCGCCGTCAAACTCGACAATCCTTTCTTTAAAGAACCCCCGAATTTTTTCAATCGACAGCTGTATCCCCAACCTCGCTTGCGCCACTTCCAATTCAACATGCCATATTCCTGCGTGGTTGCAATCGTCTAATAGATATAACCAAAAGAGCTTATATTCAGTAGGCAAAGATTTTATGAACGACTTTTTCCATTTGTCTGTATCTGTAAATCGTTTAGACATAGTGATAGCGAATTAAAATGGCATATCCGGAGTTTCAGATTCGCGTATTTTATCGATCCTTTCACAGTCCTTTTGATAGGCCGCTCTCACGTCAGATCTGAAATGACTACTACTTGCAAACCTGGATAACAGCATGTCAAATTCGATATTGTTAATATGTTTGAAACACTTTTCAAGTGTGCTACTGATGAACCCCATATGTACATTTAAAAATCCAGCGGCTAAAAATGTTTGTATTAATATTTGCTGCTGAACTTTACTTTCTTCTTCAGCTTCATGGCAACTTTCGCATAAAGTAACTAGGCATTCATCAGGATAGCTCCAGGGCTCACAGCCGGTAGTATACCATCTATGATGAACATGTAAAGTGCTGTTTGTATCATGGCAGTTTTTACATTCAAAACTGTCTCTTTGCATTATTAATAACCGTCGCTTCTGCCATCTAGGATCTTTCAGTTTTTCACCCTGCCAATGTTTGAAATGGAAAATCGTCCATTGCCAAAAGAAATATCAATCCATACTTCCATGCTAAAACATTTTTAGTTCAGTATTTGGTGCCGGGATCACAACCGATAAATATTCGGCACACCATTGCGCTATCCGTTCAATATACTCTGCAAAACCAGATTTTGTTAATTGTGTTGTGCTACCAGGAACTTCAATGACCTCACCATCTTTATTAGGAATTTGAACTACATTAAATTTTTGCTTCAAAAAAAAGTGCGTCTCTTCATGTGTCAAATCATACCCTATTTCCTTTAACCCAAGCCTAACGGATTGCACTACTACCCCGTGATAGTAATTATTCTGCGGATTGCTGCGCTTGCTACCTTTTCGTTCAAACCTTACGACAATGTTCTTACCAGGATACTGCCGAGCCCATTCAGCTAAGCGGTCGCGATTGTGTACGTGTAGAACACCAACATCATCGATATGGCCTGAAAGTTCGAGTTTCTCCATTACGCAGCTTTGTCTGAATTTTTAGCACCTAGCACATCCTGAAAAATAATCTGCCTCAAAATATCCACGGCCTTGTGCAGGCGTTCGTCCAGTTCTTTACAATAAGCGGCATCGTACGGTACCGATAGCACTTTCATTCGTACCTCGGGTGACAATGGCCGCGGGTCGTAGCTAACGAAATACCCGTTCTTAAAGCCTGTACACATCATGTTGAATTGAACCTGTGCGTAGTAAAACGGCCTTACATCTTTCAGGTCTTCATGCGACTTCATGCGCCAGTACTTGATGTGATGCGTGGACACTTCGGGGCATTTGATTTCAAACACCGACTGCAGGTGCGGTATGATGCCATCAGGTGAACCGCCGGCCCATTTTTCCACCGGCTTGTAAGGATAGAAGCGCGGATTGATTCTGCCATAATATTCCGTCTTGTGTTGCATGCGCTCCTCAAACAGCGCAGCGGCTTCTGCCTCGTAGGTGTTGCCCCACTCGATAGCTTTCAATCCCTCCAGGTCGGTAACGGGCAGTTGATTGAATATCTCCGCGGCACGGCTTTCAATATAAGTCATGGCACCTTCACCGAAATATTGATCCTTACCGCGGCCTTTGACCATGAGCTTGCCGATCTCACTGGCGCTGAACTTTCCCAGGCGTTCGCCTTTCCATTGCTGTTCGGTCATTGCAGTGCATTTAATGCGTTATTGTAACCTTGTTGACGTTGGTCGAGCACAGCCGTTTCGCTGGCTACAATATCTTCTGCTTCATCAGCCGTGCCCATGCCCATCAAAACATCTGGCGCATACAGACGACCGAAGAATGCAGCCGCACGGTAGCGAAACATGAGCTCCGGCATAGTCTTCCATTTACTACCCGCCTTTGTTGACCAGCCTTCATCCTTTGCCATCTTGAGCGTTACCTTCGGACCTTCGAGCACTTCGCCTGTATTATCCTTCGCCCAGGCAGTGCAGCCATATTCTTCGCCTTCTCCGTCCATACGGAAGCGAAGCGGCGTAAACCGTTTACAGCTATTTAAGGCCGAGATAATGAACTGACTTGACCAAGAGGGGCGACCTTGAATAATGTTCAGGTTTTGCATCACCATGAGCGGGGAGGCGCCGATTCGGTTTGACATTTCCAGCGCGATCATGATATTGGGAATATTGTTTTGATAGTCCTTTGGTACTAAGCTGGATAAGCCGAGCATTTTGGAGACACGTTGTGCATGCTCAAAAGCAAGTTTATCGTTGAATACAGGAACGTGAGGAACGGCGACCAAAGATTGTTGCTCGTTCGGAGCCACTGGTAATTGGGCTGTTGCCGGCGCCTCATCGGTTACAGTAGGAGCAGCGGCTTGCTGCGAATTTGCATCTTCGAAAGGTAATTGTTGATTATCCATTATCTTTGCTTTTATTGTAGTTTTTGATGTGTTAAATTAGGGCCGGTCATCCCGGCCCCCTTCGCGGGTGTTCTTTACTCTTTGATCATATCGGTGTTTGTATTGGTGACTTGTAGTAGGTCTGGGTTAGTGTGGATGTTGCCTACAATAGTGGCAAATCTTGTAGGGTCATAAATGTTCATAAACGTTCTAAAATATCTGCCACACGTAGACCCGTAAGCAGACATGAATGGTGCGTTATTCGGGTCAATTGAGCCGTCCCAGTCAGTAGAGTGTAATACATACTCCATTTTCTTTTCGTCATCCCACTTAATAACATCGGCCTCGAATATCTCCTTACCGTTCTTGTCCTTTAAGCCAACATACTGGCCTACTGTTTCTGGGATGACTGAGTGATTTATGACTCCATTTTCTAGGATTGCACATTCGTGATGAATTGGCTTGGATATGAGATCACCATATACCCATTTTTTATCATCAACCCGCTGTCCGCGGAACTTTATTGGTCTCATAATTTTTGTTTTTTAAAAACCGCCACCCCGATCTGATGGCGGTAATCCTAAACCTTATCCTATGAAGAAAACTGTACGATTTTTAAAAACCATCCGGCGGCTCGGCCGGATGGAACCTTTGAAAAACCCTGGTCCTGAAAAACCACATCTATACTGGTCCATGACAAAGAGATATTGGCGTCCTTCAGGATACTACCGAAGTAGTAATTGACCCCTCATTGCAAAATCTATAAGTGTTAATCACGTACCCGTTCGCCGTCACAGTCAGGCGGGTAACCCGGTATTGCAACCGATTCTCCATGCCCCGGACACCAATAAATATTTTTAAATTGACGGATGGCAGGATTGGTTACCTGCATTTGTGACAACGACCCTCAAGCATCGCTTCCGGCTGCGAGTTGTCACCGTTGCTCCCTCGTTGCGTTTATCTCCGCCACATCCGTCAATACCTTCAATGAGCTTTAAGAAACCAGCCGGTTACCTCCTGCTGATCCAGGAACAGATGCCAACACATCTGCCGGCCGGTCAAAGAACTTCCTTTTCTTCCAGCAGTTTCATCGCCCGTTCCGTCCGGTCACTGTTTATCTTCAACAGACCGGCGACTATACTTAATATGATCAGTAGCATCTTTGCTTTCTTTTGTGTTTTCAGGTACGCGACGCACTCATCAATGCAGATGGATAAATGGTGGCTCGCCACACTCAAAACCCAACTCTTCCCAGCATATATCGACATCGTCCAGAAGTGTTGTTTGTTCAGCTTGATGTGCATCTTTGATCTTTTTAAGGGTTCGTTTATTTGCTCTGTAAGCAGCAATGACCATTATCAATACGAGAAACAACCAAAGGCTTGCGAATACTACAATCAGGTTTAATGCGGTCATGGGGTTTACTTTATTGGTTTTAAAAAGCCGGCGGCACTGTGCCTCACCGGCGAACCGTCCTACGAAATAATTATTTAATGAATGGCACCATCGCTTGCATCATAACCGGGTTAACATGAGTGTTCCTTGCCGCTGTCTCCAGGTCTTCCTTGATCTGCTCGATTAATCCGCGTGTATTGTCGATATGCGTCAGGCACAGCGGTGACAAACACACGTCGAATATCTTCGCTTCTCCTTTCACGATGTCATATTGCACTTTGGCATGGAACGGTTTTTTTACCGTGACAGCCGGAAAGTACTTGTTCGGGATGCGGTAGAGGATGGTCATGGTTTGGCGGTTAAAGAATGAATAATTGTTTTATGACCGGGATATCGTTCGTTGGGCTTTCCATTCTTTTTTTTAAGGGCCTCAATAATTGTTTGCGTAAACTTGTTACGACTAATTACCCCTCTCTTATTTTTTTGCTTGCGCATATCTCGAATATTTTTGATGTACATTAATCATTGCTTCTGCCGCTTTCTCCTTATCCCCTGTCGCCTCGAACGTATCATAATACGCTTCCATCGCCTCTGTGTCTATTGCCTGCCTACCACCGTGCTTTATCGCTTTGGTGGCTTTCCAGTCTTGTATCATGTCGGGGTGTGGCTCGGGGTTCATGCTACAAGTTTTAAAAGTTCAATGACTGACTGTCTGCTATATCTCACCTTATGTCCCTCACGTTTCACTTTCACCAGTTCCTGCTCCCGTAGCTTGCGCAGCTTTTTGCTATCCCATCCGGTCAGGGTTATCACCGCATCACCGGATATCCACTCATCGGTGCTTTTTTTAACCAGTTCCTGGCGCAGCCGGGCCACGTCGTTTGTTAGCCGGTCGAGCTTGGATAGTATGGTCTGTTCGAGGGTCACCTATTCGGGTTTGATTATAGGGATGATAATTCTTCCTCTGCGTCCTTCAAGAAATCTCGCGCAGTAAATATTTTATTTATATTATCTGCAACTTTTGAAGATCCACCCTTTTGATCAAAGGCAGCATCATATCCATCACCTATCTTGGTCAGCATTTTTCTTATGTCAATAATTTGGTCAAGGAGTTCTGCTATTTCTTTATAGTTCATAACTTAACTTTTTTGCATGATTCTTAAACATGCCGCGATACATTCAGCGGCGGTCATCGAGAGGGTTGCGGATTGGTTTTTCACTGTTTTGAGGTTTTAGGTAGTTGCTTGCGTTTTTTCCTGTTCAGCGCAGCGCTTCATGTCCTCCAGCGCTGTCTCATTGTTCTCGTAGAACCGAACCGGGCTAACCGGTATGTCACTGGACGATTTGTAGATTTGCTGGGCTGCAAAAAGAGTTGAGGTTTGGCGTTCCAGCTTTGCACCTGCTTCGCCAGCGAGATGGACAACCCATCCAGCACGACAATGCGTAGTGTCACACGTATGCCAGTCGCCCATGTTCAAAGCATCCGGCTTATTCGCCGCGTTGAATACTTTGTTATGAATATTTTCAATCACTGGGTAATTGCCCATGACATTCTCATATAGGCGAACATCTTTCGTTTTTTGTTCGGTTTCACCACTTTTATATTCCAAGCCAGAGCAGCGAGAGCAGCCAGAGCAGTCAGAGCAGCCATAGCAGCCAGAGCACTCAGAGCAGTCATAGCAGTCAGAGCAGTCAGAGCAGCGAGAGCAGTCATAGCAGCGAGAGCAGCGAGAGCAGCCAGAGCAGCGAGAGCAGTCAGAGCAGCGAGAGCAGTGAGAGCAGCCAGAGCAGTCAGAGCAGCGAGAGCAGTCATAGCAGCCAGAGCAGTTCCAACAACCTTTATTGGATGTATTGTCTTGCTCGTAATTAGGAAATTCATCCGCAAAAGATTGTGATACGCCATTCACATCTTTATCTTTTCTTGAAAAGAATTCAGAGTATGAAGAAAATATTTGCGTCATTTTCTAAAAAAATAAACTGTTAACGAAATAGATTACGGTCGGGAAAAGAACAGCGATCGATACGATGGCGATCTTTAAGTAGATTTTTTTCATGGTTCAAATTTTAAAGGGTTACAAAATTTTCTTGACTGATAATGATCGGAAATGCGATCAGTTGAGCAACCAGGATGATGATCAAGACGAGGAGTACGATTCTTAATGTTTTCATATTAGGGTTTTAAAGTGTTCTGCTATTTCTTTTGCGAAGCGTCTGAATATCTCAATACCTTTTTTGTCGTTCGGGTCGATAAGGAAATCAGCGCCAACAAAGTCCGGATCACTGTCTACGTATACAATTACTCCATATCTTATAATCTCCATTTTGGCGGCTTCTTCTGCGCCAGTTATCAATTCATTTATGGGAGTATACTTATACATGACGGTTATGCTGAATAATTTAAAAGGTTGTTAATGTCCGGTGGTGTACTTGCGATTTCACGGTGCCGATATTTTCTTTGCGCTACTTCGCGGGAACGGCTTCAATTCCGATAGCCGATTTTATTTTACCAATTGAATCGGGCGACCCTGACCCAAATGTCATAATCCGATTGAGTACGTTTCTGTCTATGCCGATAGACAAAGCGCATTCAACTTCTGTAACAAAGCCTTTTCGGTATTGCTTCAGGGCCGCCATTTCATCTTTCGTTAGTGCTACACTGGTTCCACGTTTCGTTTGCTTTTTCATATATTTGATTGCTTTGCTTAACAACACAGTAAAGATAATATAACATCTTGTTCGATTCCAAACATTTTGTTTGATTTCGATAACATTTATTTAATCGCACAAATTGTTAGAAATTGTCAAACGAATTAAAGCAATTAGTAAAGGAAATCCAGTTCAAAACAGACAAGTCATTGGGGGAAATCGCCAAGGAAATAGGCTATAGCCGGGCGTATTTTAATAATGAAGTGAATAAAGGGGAAAACGAAGCGTTGCTAAAACTTTTGCAAGAAAGGTATGGGTCTGAAATCGAACAAACTGTTCTGCACGGAAAGATCAAAGCCGGGCATAAAGTAAGCAAAACGGCGGCCAATATTGAAGACTGGCTGCCTTACATCAATCAATCTAATAGTAACCTCATCGAACAAATAGAAGCCCGGCGCCAAGATTTTCAAAAGTGGGCCGAGCTGGCCCGTTCCGACAAGGAAAAAGCGGAGAAGGAAAAAGATCGCCTCCTTACAATTATAGAGAACAATCTTACCTTATTAATTAAGATAGTTGGATCTGTTGATACTAATTTGAAAACTGCAATGGAAGATCTTCACGAAATAGAGTTTGGGCAACGGGCACAACATACGGTGATGATAAATTCATTGGAGCGCATAGAGAAGAAACCTGGTAAGTTGAATAAAGAATTGAGCACCTTAGAACGCGCTTATCTACCGAAAGAGGAAAAAGCCGGCAAGACCGAAGATGTTGGCAAGTGAAGCAAGGCATAGCCCTGCCGCTGGCAGCGTTAGATTCCATAATGTATTTTCCCGTTTTAAAGGGTCATAAATAAGGCGCAGGCCTCGCCGGTAACGAGGCACTGGCAGGTGCCAACAAGACAGCTACAGCCCACGCCGGTAACGTGGACCGCTTTACCTGAGTTATTGTTATTGAGAACTGCCAGTATTCGTTACCAATCAGATAATAGCGATCGAAAAAAACTTGGGGAGAAATTGCAAAATTACTTTAAGCAGAATTAATCATATAAGAACGGCTTTGAGTTTAGGAACAGGGTTAAGCAATACTTTTGGGAAAGGACTGCTAATATAGCAAAAATATAATAGCAACAAATATTAGAATATGATTAATATCATGGCTAATACGGTATAGCATATAAATACCCAATTAGTTTAGGGGTATCTATGTATTTCGGATGTCTGTTAGAGTTGATCTTCGTCAATATGCGCTAGTCTTAACATAATATTCCATCAAAACTTCGTTTATTGGTGACCTTAATTATAACCCATGAAGTATTTGCTACTCGCCTTCCTACTGTTCTATTCTTTAATATGCCGCTCGCAGTCATTCGCCACACTGGATAACACTTACTATTATGTACTCGATGCACCACGCGGAATTGGAATTGATTTCACTGGAGGTGCCTTTCTGAAAGATAAAGACAACGGATATAAGCAGACGTTTGTGATAGGCGCCGGCATTGGCATTCATATGATGAAAGGGTTTGGTAACTCAGATATGTATGTGCCTATTTTTGCGCAGATCGGATACTTCAATAAAGAAAAGAAAATCACGCCCTATATCAATGGTCGAATCGGATATGGGATCTATAATGGTGCTGCGGACTGGATAAAGGAAAGTGGTGCTATGAAAGGTGGTCTGTATTCAAATATACGGGCCGGCGCAGGTTTTAAATTGTCACGTAAATTTTCACTTACTCCTTTTTTGGGAGCCAGCCTTTTGATGTTCAAAAAAGTAACCAGCGGTGAACAACAGACTTATAATGTCGGTGTTGTAAATGCTGGTCTATGCTTTCTTTTTAATAGCTAATTTATTCACCTTTATAACCCCTTTACCATGCTCCTACTTGACATCGATTCAACAGCATTCTTCACTTACCTGGGTCTCGCTATCCTGTCAATAATTATTACCGGCCTGATTATCCGCTGGGCGGTTCGCGCCGACAGCATCGTAAAGAACCAGCAGGCAATGATTTATTTTCTGATCATGCAGTGTCAAAAACAAGGAATCCCGGAAGAAGATATAAAACACATCAAAGACCACTTCGGAATTAAGTAATATCCTCGAGTAAGATAAAACCAGGCGCTGCTGATGTGGCGCTTTTTTGTAGCTATCCGGCATTTCCGGAGGGTTGCGCAGCATTAAATAAGAATGCTGGAAATTAGAATAGCCTGCTTTTTACCGAAAATGTGCGAAATAAGATCAGTATACTATGCTTATTTACTTCCACGCCGCCATTACCTCTTTCTCTATTTTTTTACCAGTGACCTTGTAATAATTATTGACGCAGGTAACTAAAGTGATGCCCATCAGTTCAGCACAGGTCTCCGCGCTTATTCCCTGTTCTGCGCACATGGTGATCGCAAATGTGTGTCGTCCGGTATGCGTGCTGATCTTCTTTTTGATGCCTCCTACGTTCTTCAGGGTACGGTTAAATACTTGTTCGACCAAGGTGAGGGGTGTAGCCTTTACTCGCTCCAGATGCCTTTTAAGCCGGCCAACAATCGGCATGGTTACCCACTCGCCATTTTTCTTCGCTCGGAGATACAGTCGGTCTCCCTTTACATGCTTACTATAGTCGAACTGCAGCCAGTCGGATAAGCGCAGGCCGCTGTAGCAGCCAAGCAGGAAGTACACCAGCGTTTCTTTAAGGGTCGCATTAGCAGTCTTGTCGCACAGTTCTTCCAGTTTGTCCAGCTCAGGGAGTGTCAGGTAGTCTTTAGTGGGCGCTGTGTATTCAGGGTTCTCATAGGTATCGAACGGATAGTGACTGATCACCTTGCGCTTAATGGCAGCATTGAAAAAAGTCTTGAGCGTTTTGAAGATGATGTAAATGTAGTTGCCGCCGACAGTTGCGCGCAGATGTTCTTCGAATTGAATAAGCCAATTGTGATCGATCTGTTCAAAATGCAATAGGCGCGATCCATGGAACAGCTCGACTACATTTAAATGCTTGGTGTAGTTTTTCAGCGTACCGGCGGCGCGTTTGTGTTGTACCTCTTTACTGAACTCTGCGGCGAAGTCAAAAAAGTTGTGCAGATCGATGCCGCGCGTGAAGATGTTTTTAATTTGAGCTGCAGTGACCTGCTCGCCTTTCATCTGGTATTCGACCAGCTTTTTTATGATAAGCGCTTTACGGGTGGCAATATCTGCGTTGATGGTACTGGCTGACATGTACCCGGCTTTCACCTGCTCAGCTTTGGCATCCCAATAACGCTCTGCCAGGTAGTGCCCGGTACTGATATAAGCACGTTCACGGTTAATGGTGATTCGAATATAAATGGGATATTTGCCTTCTGTGTTGGCCTGATGAGTATAAAGTAAAAGCCTAACCGAGTATTTCAGCATACTGACGTATTACTAACACAAATTAGGGCTTTTTGCGAAATAAACCGTAATAAGACGTAGTAATACGTAGCTCTGAAATCCGCGTCCAGCCTGTATAAAAGCAAAACCCGCTACAGCAGCGGGTTTCAGAAAAAGAGCCATCGAGGTTCCGAGCAGAGGAGAACCCGACCTTGCAATCAATTAATTATCAGTCAGTAAATTATGTTTTCAAAAACACTACTAACACATACCTAACGCAATCGCGCTAAAAATAACCCCGATCAGGAATGACCGGGGCGTAAGTGTATAGTAAATACTGATCATGAGACTTGGTAAAAAAGCCACCCCTTTCCCAACGGTGGCTCATTGAAACATTAACCGCAGCGGGGTGCTGCTTATCAATCCCTGTTTTAGAAAAAACAAATTAAGCAAAAAAATCATGCTGTCAAATAACAGTATTTTCATAATACGTATTATCTAACGCAGTAGCCTAAGAGTAATACTTTATATTACTTAGGGCCATGATTGGTAAGAAGAAATCTAAAGAACAGGTCAATATTTTAGACAAACAGCAATTGACGATTCAAAAGATCGGCGCCCGTATTCGTGAGCTTCGCAAAGCCAGGGGCTATACCAATCATGACACGTTCGCCTACGACCATGAGATCGATCGAACGCAGTACAGTAAGTATGAGCGTGGTGCTGATATGCGGGTCACTACCCTGATAAAGGTGCTGGCTGCACTCGATATTTCCCTCGAAGATTTTTTCAAAGGTTTCCGCTAACTTAGCCCTCATGACATCCTACGCCGATTTAAAGAAAGCCATCCAGCGGAAAGCTGTTATCTCCTTCGATCAATTTTTTCTATTCGTTACACAAAAGAAATTCGTGGCTGATATGGGTATCTCTCATACGAGGCTGCGAACGATCAAAATCGAACCAATGTACATGACTATGGCGGAACTCGACCGCTTATCCGGACTGCTGGATATCAGTGTTGGTAAGCTGGCGGTAATGTTCAAGGAGTGGTATACGGTGAAGCAGCAATAATTGACAACCGTCAATATCCACAGAAATAGATATGCAATATATTGCATAGTTCAAATTTGTTGCCTATCTTTGATTTATCAAACGAGCGGCGCAGCTCGATAAACTCTGCAAAAGAATATGTCTACAATTACCGCACAACAAGCTCGAGAAACAAAAATCTTCGTAATTGAAAATGAAATTGTTGAAGAAACTACATTATTCGATCACGTATGCGAATCTGCCGAAGAAGTAACCAGCCCAAGGGGCATAATGCATAAGTTATTCATTGATGAAAAAACAGGGGTTATTTATAGGAAAATAGACACAGGTATCGCAATCGATGAAAAATCCTACAATTTTTTAAGTGACGAAGAGCAGAGCGAATACGAATACTATGGTGAGGACACTATTGCATGGGAACTGTGCGAATGGGTTGCCGGGCAAAAGAGAGTTGTATTAGCAACTTATGACAACAAAGAAGATGCTGATAACGAATGGTTCAACCACACCTACAATTTCGACTTTCTGCCGGATGATCAGCGTGATACAGCATACTGGCACACTGAGGATGAAGCAGAAGCAGAACTGGATGATCGCCTTAGCAATCAATAAGACATGGCCTTCGGGCCATTTCTCACGAATAATACTATGAAAGGAAATATAGATCCGGCAAAGCTGGAGGATACTCGTGCTATCATCGGCACTTGGTTGAAGGATAAGCGTATAGAAAAGGGGCTGTCACAATTGGAACTTGCCGATAAAATGTCCATTCGTCAGGAAACGGTAAGCAAGGTTGAATCCGGTAAATGGGCCATTACGATTGACATGCTGACACTTTTTTGCCATCACCTGAATATCCCTCTTAAAAAAATATTCAAATGAAAGTATTCAATTATACACTGCCCGAGTTTGTACTGCTTGATGGCAATAGCCACGAAGGGAATGCGCTTGAAGATCGCGAAGTGCTACAACACATTCGCAGTTCTACCATCCTGGAGATTGTTCCAATGGATTTTGTGAAAGAATATTCATTTCGCAAGCCAACGCATCCTTTTGAATACCGCAATGTTGCAGGCGTAGTAGAACGCTATATGTTCGTTTGCCACTTCAGCATGCTACACGATCCGGGTACACCAGCTAATGAAGATTTGAAAGAGCTTTTCGAAGAATGCGCACGGTGGTATTGCGATTATCTGGCGTGGGAAGACGGCAATATAATTGCCGAAAACAAGGTGACAGGAAATTAAAAAGCCCGGCGGGGAGTCACCGGGCGTGGTCTGTGCCGGAGGGGCAGCAGGGCCAATGCTAAAGTACAAGAAAATATTATAGGTCGTGCAGAAAGGATAGGTTGTATTTTTTATTATCTTTGGTGTCTTCGCGGGTGTTTTCTTATCTACTACTTATAAGCATTTCAATTCTTATATGCCTCAACGTTAGCCGGGAAGCGTGACCGGAGAAATAATGGAAAGATATTATGTAATCGATTGGATGGTAGAATATAGTAGGCTTCTTTTCAGTGGGACTATTGACGACTGCAAAGATTTTCTTTGGAAAAATACTCAAGAATCTTTTTCACCTCCTAACTCAGGTTTTACTGAGAATGATACCATTTATAACTATGATGGGTATAAAATTTACTCAAAAGGAGAAATGGAGCAATCAGAATTCGGTCGTGAAATATCTATAATATCACATGAAGAACTCAAGGATAATGAACGGTTATTTGAGCAGATAAGAAGAGCTAACCCATTACTTAATTTGTAACCGCCTCACCGCTGGATACGGTGGAATATTATGCCAATAGATTATAAAAAATATCCAAAGAACTGGAAGACTGAAATCAGGCCCGCAATACTTGAAAGGGCTAACAACTGCTGCGAGGAATGCGGAGTACATAACTACGCAACAGGAGCAAGGGATCTCGATGGGAAGTGGCATAATACAAGAGAAATATGCAGCATGAATAGTGATGTGGGATATGGTTATTTTGGAACTTTCGGAGTGCGAGACATTAAAATAGTCCTTACTATCGCCCACCTTGATCATGATATAACCAACAACGATTATTCCAATCTGAAAGCCTTATGCCAAAAGTGTCATTTAAACCTTGATAAGAATCAGCATAGGCAGAGTTCCAGAAATACAATGAATAAAAAGAAAGGATTACAAAGCCTGTTTTAAACTCAATCCACCCTCACCCCCACCTCATCATAACCAACCCCACCCCGATCATCAACTACTTTCAGCCGGAATACATAGCTGCCCGGCACCAATCCCACCACGCGTGACACGCGCTGCGTCGGTGTCATGATCAAACACTCCGGACCAGAAACCTTGCTCCATTCATAACTTACGATCGCACCGTCTGTATCAGATCCTAAACCAGTCAAGGTAATACCAGTAGTGATGCTCATGTCCTGCCCGGCAGATGCCCGCGGTAAGCTATTAGCCGGCCGCACGGTGACGATCATCTCATCGGATGCAGACACGCCCGTGTTGTCGGTGGCGGTTAATTTGAAGGTGTATGAGCCTTCTTTCAGGCCGCGTACTACAGTGCTCGCTGAGCCTGCGGAAACAATCACTGGCCCTGTACTTACCGCTGTTCCCTGATACCCGTATTCGCCACTGCTGTTCATATCAAGTCCAGCCGCTGACTTCTTATTATCCACATCGGTCGCAGCGCCGCCGTTCTCCAGATAGATGTAGTTCTTTGGGTATGTCGTTGTCGCCAGTCCGCCAAGTGGGCCGGCCAATAAGTTTTTTGACAGGTCAACGCGTGTTGCGCCGGTATAGCCGTTTATCCTCACCAGGTTCTCGCCGGCAAAGGCCACGGTATTGCCCTTGAAAGTAACTACCAGGTTATCGGTACCGCGTACAGAAACGCCGTCCCGCTGGTTCTTGTACAGGAGATTATTTTCGACCAGGGCTTTGTCGCCACCGGCCGCGTATATCTGCATGAGTTCGCCCCATCCATCGTGAACCTTGTTGTCATGCACTTCAAAGCCTTTGACCCTGCCACCGATGAGTAGACCAGCACTGTTAGCCAGTTCTTTTTTAGTCCCCCAATTCACCACCTCGTTGTTATACAACTGCAGGTTATCGATCGCCGCGGTCTGAATACCGTCGTTCCCGATGTCATGGACGTAGTTATCGTGGATGGAGACATTCACCAGCTTCAGTGGCAGCTTGTAAGTTGTGGTGTCCTTTTGATATGTGTCGGTCGGGCTCGGATAAGCAGGTTGATTCGTCTTAACATTCCAATATGCCGCCGTGTGTCCGATGTACATGGCTTCATTAAAGGTGTTGTACACGTCGATATTGTAGAACTCGAAGTTGTTTAAGGCTCCAGTCCATGTCGCCGGCTGTCCGGGTCGCACCTCGGTTTTAGCGAAGACGCCCACCCCACCGTGGCGGATAGAGAGGTCGTGAACTAAAAAGTTATCTGACAGTTCGGATATCGCCAGATCAATGTATGCAGTCCTGACCGGATTACCGGAAGCGTCCTTCACTGTTGAATTACTGCCGATGATCTTCAGCTTGTCTTTAGCGGTACCTGCCAGCTCAATATAATGGCAACCGCGGGCGACGAAGCCCTGCGCCCATGCGCCGCCTGACCACAGACTATCGCCGATGATAGCACCACCCGGGCCGTTAATGATGGTGATATAGTTGTCGGGTGCGCCGCTTAGATTATAGAGAGCGACGGACTTATAGTAACCGGTTAAGTATAGCGTATCACCCGGGCGGTAAGTGCCAGAGGCATTGTCGATCACCAGGTACCCTTGGGCGTCGGGCTTGAGGGTGAAGGAGCGACCGCCTTCGGAAAGGATATCGTGAAACGCGATACCCTTATTGTTGCCGACCACCGACCACTGATATCTCACCCCCGTTCCGGTACCGTTGAGCACCACGCTGTCCTGCGGCAGACTAATCACCAGGTCCTGACCGGCATCGACAGTCAAGGGTTGATTTTTCACCGATCGCGAATATTGCAGCATCCATTCATAAATGCTCATGGATTTGCCGTTGATGACCTGCCGGTAAGCAGGATTGTAGAACTGGTTCCAGCAGCAGTGCCCGCCGGAGTAATTGGTGAATAAAGCATACCCGGGTAATACTTTATTTATGCTGTCAATGAGTTTTTTCGTATTGGTGCCAAACACATCAGAGGCTGTCGAGCCGAAACCCCATACATGTACACTGTCGTTTACAAAGGCTTTGCCCCATGCTAAAGTCGCATTGCTGATCGCCGCGCTCATCGGGACAATAGCCGCGGATGACAGGTAAGGCGACGGCTGGTTGATCACGTAGTTCACACTACCATCGCCGCCGGCCGAGAGGCCAGTTAAATATATACGGGTAGTATCGATTGGGTACCGACTGATCAAGTCTTTAAGAAGGTAAGGCAGTTGTTGCCATGTGACGGAATAACTCGGGTCTTGCGGGGAAACCACGATGAATGGAAGGTCAGGCCACTGACCATGGGCAATAAAGTATGCAGGCCCACCGGCGCCGGTACTGTTGTAGATGAGTGACAGGTCAGTACCTCTTTCACCCATGCCATGCAGGAAGACTAACAACGGATATTTACCTGTTGCCGTCATATTCTTTGGAAGATATAACAAAGCCTGACGGGTTGCTGAGCCAACGGAAACCTTGATGATGGTTTGCGGGCCTTGGCCGAATGTCGTGGAAGTTATGAGTAGGGCTACTATCAGGAGTTTGTTCATTATGTTTCTTTTAGAGCATCTTTAAATTTATAATAATACATCGCGATCGCATCGGCTTTATCGAGCCCGTTAATAATTCGCCGGGCATTAATCGGGTCTTCCTTCCTTTCATTGAAGTACATCTCCAGCGATTTGCCGGTAAAGTCGCCGAAATTGCTATTGCCTTTGGTCATGCCCTCAAACATTATCTCGGCCGCTACTTCTGGAAGAAGCGCAAACTCGGGTTGATTTAAAAGATCGGTGTGTAATAAGCGGCTCATCATCTCATAGTTCTCATACCAGGTCAGCTGCACATATCCACGACCATAGTATAGCTTATCCGGCGAGGTGTATGGAATTCCTGTACGCTTTAGTTTTTTTCCATACTTCCGTCCCTTGCCTTTCCCATATTCTTCAATCGGCTGCATGATCTTCGCTGTCTCATGGTAAACAGTTGCCAGCATGTAGGCCAGCCAGCGCAGATCAGTCAGTCCGCGTTTTTCCCATTCTTTCAAGATAACGTCCATACCATCCACCTGCTGCTGCGTCATTGAACCTTTGAACAGGCTCGAGCGGACAGTGTCAAAAAAGCGTTTACGATCGATCATCCTCTTTCAAGTTTTATGTGCATTTCTCGCGGCGCCGTCTTATTGCCGCCGAAATAAATACCGAGCCTGTATTGAAACCAGCCTTTGTTATTGTGCATTACCTCCACATCAGCGAGGGCATTGTTATCTTTGTCGTCGAGGGTGAAGTAATAATGCGTTTGGGTAGTATACAGTCCGATTCCATAGGTCTCCCCGATCGTCAGATAACCGATGTGCTTTGTGATGCGCTCGCCGTTGACATAACAATAAGCGACCAGCTCAATATCATCCCGGCCTATCCAGTAGCGCCAGCCAAACCGGGCAGAGTGCGTGTGATGACCGGGCAGATAGCCGATGCCCACCAGCTTGTTAATATCCAGTTGATCAGGTGTGCCAAGGTCATACCGGCAGGTGTCGAGAAAGGCTACTCGCCAGTTAAAGACTTTTCGCCTGAACCAGAAGCCGAAGTGTATCGGTAAAGCGCGGTGGTTGCCTTGCGGAATACGGAAGATCATTTCTTACCGGACAGGGTGAAAAAACCAATAAGTCCGCCGATAATAAGGC